ATGATGGTAGTGCAAGTGTAAGCGGTTTAAAAATATATTTAAATGGAGATGAAATGACTACTTCAACCTTTGTAAATGGTACTTATGTAGCTATGACAAACACGGCAGCACCCTTTAAAATTGGTAGAAGTTTTGGTAATAGACACTTAAATGGTAAGATGTCAAATATATCTGTATTCAATGAAGAGTTAACATCTACAGAAGTTCTAAAACTATATTCAAATGGTGTACCTCAAGACCTTACAAGTTTCACACCTCAACCTGTAGCTTGGTATCCTTTAGGAAGTAATAGCTTTTGGAATGGTAGCCAATGGACTGTAAGAGATATGTCTACAGGTGGCTCAAATGATGGAACAGGACAGAACATAGGAATTGATGGTTTAGTAGGAGATGCACCAAGAAGTGAAGCAAATGGAACAGGCACTAATATGGATGTGCCTACAAATTTAGAAGGAAGCACTAAATGGAGTGATAACAATAGTTGGAGTATTAATATGAGTGAAACTGCAAGAGTAGAAGATACACCGTAATGAGTAGACATTATCATAGCTTATTAAATGTAGCAGGTCCCTCCTTTACAAACACTAAATCAATTCTTTTTGATGGGATTGATTCAAGGACGGAAACATCAGTGAATTATTCTGAATTTGATGGGGAAACAAAAGGTTCTTTTTCTTTTTGGTTTAAATGCAACGGAAATAATAGCAACCAACACGATACTGTAGTAAAAGTTGGACCACCATATAGCAGAAAAACATTTGAAATAGAATTAACTATGGGAAGCCAAGTAAAATTTATATTTACTTTGGCACAAGGTACATCTGGAAAAAAGGTATTTGTAGACATAGGCAATTTTAGGCAAGACGGTTTATGGCATCATATTTTATTTTGTGTAGATTTAAGTTTATCACCAAATGAAAATAAAACAAAATTGTTTGTTGATGGTAGCGAAGTAACATTAAGTTCAGCTATAGGTAACTCAAGTTTTCCATCACATCCAGCTACTTTGACAGTTGGTGGTACTACACAAGCAAATAAATCTTTTCAGGGTAATTTAGATGAAGTTGCTTTATGGTCTGGTGTTGATTTAAGGGATGATGCTTCAACTATATATAATTCAGGGGTGCCAAACGATTTAAATAGTAACGGTTTAACCGCACCTACAACTTGGTATCGTATGGGAGATGGTGATACATATCCTACATTAATCGATCACGGAACAAGCGGATATAATTTAACAATGATAAACGCATCATCAAGCGATATTGTAGAAGATGTACCGACTTAAAATATAAAAATGGAAAAAACATATTCAATAATAAATATAGCAGATTTAAGCAACATTGACTTTTCACAGGTATATGAAAAAAGTGAAAACACAATTCGTAAAAATGTTGATGAATCACAATTTGTTATTAAATACACCTCAACACCTATTTTTATAAAGGATGGAACTGTAACCCCAATAGAAACTATGAACCACGCAGATTGCTTAGTTTTAATGTCTACTGATGCTTGGAACTCACCAGAAACACCTCTATCAGAATGAAACTATCTAAAAACCTATCGTTAAAAGAAATGACTAAGAGCTGGACTGCTTTACGAAAAGGCATTGACAACACTCCCACACCAGAGCACATTGAGAATATGAAAGCCCTAGCAGAAAACATCTTTCAACCTATTAGAGATTACTTTGGCGTTCCTATTCATATATCTTCTGGATACCGATCAAAAGCTCTTAATGAGGCTATAGGAGGTAGTAAAACATCTCAACATAGCAAAGGACAAGCTATAGATCTGGACAGAGACGGTCATTCTCAGCCAGATAACTCAGATTTGTTTATCTTTGTAAAAGATAATTTGGATTTTGATCAAATGATTTGGGAGTTCGGAACAGACGAAAACCCCGATTGGGTTCATATATCATATAATCCAGGCGAAAAACAAAGAAACCAAATACTTGTTGCTTACAAAGACAGTAAGAACAGAACACGTTACAAACAATGGAAGAAAAAATAAATCAATTATTGGAGGGACAAGCTGTTATTACAACTAAGCTAGAAGAGATTAGTAAGCAAAAGAATGATCACGAAAACCGAATCAGAAGCTTAGAGAAAAAATTCTGGACTTCTCTAGCTATCTTTGGAGCAAGTCTTGCCACTTTTATTGAAGGTCTTATAGGAAAATGAAAACTAAATTAAAAGATACAAAAGTAGGTAAATTCTTAAAAGAAAAAGCACCCAAAATTTTAGATGTTATTGGAGACGTGCTCCCCGATAATGGCAGTCTTGGAATTGTCAAAAACCTCATCTCACAAGACCCTGACTTAACACCTGAAGAAAAAGCTGCTCTGCACGCTCAAATAGTAGAAGTATATAAACTTGAAGTAGAAGACAGAGACTCAGCTAGGAAAAGAGAGATAGAGGTTTCTAAATTTAAAAAGTTTGACTTTATGTTTAACTTAACTGGATTAGTAGGCTTGTCTGCATTTGGTTTTTTAGTATATGCTATTGTGTTTTTACAAATACCAGAACACAATAAAGAAATTTGGATTCATTTAATTGGTATCACAGAAGGCATAGCTTTGAGCATAACTGGATATTTTTATGGTTCCACTATGAAAGACAAAAAATAACTATCTTTGCAATAATACACAACTTAAATTTAATACAATGAAATTAGAAGAAAAAGAACTTAATAACATAACTGAACTTAATAAGAATTTTAACACTTTAAAAGTTTCTTTAGGAGATGCAGAATTACAAAAACTTTCTATAATCGAAGAGATTCAAGAAATAAAAAGAAAGTTTCAACTCATAGAAAGAGAGTTAATAGAGAAATATGGTAAAGATTCTGTAATTGATTTAAAAACTGGAGAAGTAAAAAAGAAAGAAGAAAATGGCTAAAATATCTGATACCTCATCCTACCCCTCTATAACCCCAGCAGCTGGGGACTATTTAGTATTAACAGACGTTAGCGATTCTAACAGCACTAAAACGGTAACAATGCAATCCATAGCTAACTTCATTGGTGGTGGAGGTGCGTCTATACAGGCGGGAGATGGTATAGATATTAATTTTGGAACTGTTCCATCTACAATAAGTGCTGATTTAAAATTAAACGGTGGAATTGTATTTGAAGCCACAGAGATGGCTGTTGATTTAGGAGCTTCATCTATAACAGGAACACTGGCTATTGCAGACGGAGGAACTGGAGCTGCTACACGCCAAGCTGCAATAGATAACTTAACTAATGCTGCTGCTGCTGATACAGGATATGTTTTAACTTCTAATGGCGTCAATGCTAACTTTGCACAAATAAGTGTTGATAATGTATCAGGAACTCTAGCGGTGGCCAATGGAGGGACTGGAGCCACTAGTTTTTCAGATGGTTTTGTTTTATTAGGTAGCGGAACTTCAGCTATTACTGCTTTAGACGTTACTGCCAAAGGATCTTTATTAGTAGGTGATGGGGTTACAGACCCTATAGCTTTGCCTGTAGGTACAAACAATCACGTGCTTACAGCAGATAGCACACAAACAGGAGGTGTGAAATGGGCAGCCGTTTCGGCAGCTGCTGAAGATGATGGGTTTTCCCCTTTAGAAATATATTCAGGAGACTCAGCTCAAAACGGAAATTGGACTATTTGGACACAAGCTGTTTCAGATGCGAATATTACAGGAGTAAATAGAGTTTCTTTATGGTCTTCTACAACAAATGCAGGCGTAGATATAAATGTAGCTATTTATAGCGGAACCTTAACTGCTGCCTCTGGAGCTTTATTAGGTAGTGTAACTATTAGCGGTGCTACAGCAGGAATAAATACCGGAACATTTTCAGAGCCGTTTAATTTAACAGATGGACAAAATATTGTTATAAGAGTTTCTTCCAATAGTTACAGACCTTTAGGAAAAACTGTTTCTTTAACTGATGTTAATTTATCACAGTCAACAGCAGCATATGATGCTACTCCTACTTCAAATTTAAGCACAGACCTACCTACAGATGCTGAAGCTAATTCGGTAAAAAGAATTTGTTTGCATTTCTGGAAATCGTAAAATTTAATTTAATGAAATGGAAATTAGAAAAATATCAGTTGGGCCTGACTATAAGTCTGGATCAATGCATTATATAATTGGACAAAATGTTCTAGGTGGTAAATATAGTATTCACCACATAAAACACGATACAAACGAAGGATCTATAAAAATATGGATCATAAAAGAAGATGAAGTTTTTTTGTGGAAATCTTTTAATTCCACTATACCTTTAGCTATTGAGTATAATTTAGATTTTTAATATGAAGTCACCTTTTTGTTTTGTGGTAAACCCTTTAAACAATAAAAGGTATGATAATGTTAAAAAAATAGGAGATGTAGATTTTATTATTTCTTCTACCAAAGAAGATCATACTGTTTCTAACAGGTTTGCTAAAGTAGTTTCAACCCCTATAAATTACAAAGGGCCAATAAAAAAGGGAGACACTCTGCTGGTTCATCATAATGTATTTAAGTTATACTACGATATGAAAGGCAGAGAAAAAAGCGGAAGAAGTTTTTTAAAAGATAATGAGTTTCTAGTAGATGAAAGTCAATTTTTTGCTTACAAACAAAAAAACAAATGGTTTTCTCACGGAGAGTATTGTTTTATAAAACCTTCTTTAAAAGAAAAATCTATTATATTTAGTAATGATACTTATCAACCTTTAACAGGGGAGGTGTGTATTAATAATAAAATACTTGAAAATCTAGGAGTAGACCAAGGAGATAAAGTTTGTTTTAAACCTAATTCAGAATATGAGTTTACTATAGATGAAGAGAAACTTTACAGAGTAAGATGTAATAACGTAACAATAAAACTCTAATGGAATCGAATGAAATAAAATTAAAAATAATTGAAGCAGGATATAAAGCTGTAGAGCAACTTATTAAAGTAGCTAAAGAAGATATTATAAAGCCTAACCCTGAAGATGAGTTAGCCGCTGATAGATTAAAGAACGCAGCAGCTACTAAAAAGTTGGCTATAACAGATGCTTTTGATATTTTAAACAAGATAGAAACTGAAAAAGAAAATTTAAACGGGGTAGCTAAAAAAGAAGTAAAAACAACTAATCAAGGTTTTGCAGAAAGAAGGTCTAAATAGTTTATATAAGGTTATAGATGGCCTTATTCCAAAAAATGTTTTAGTAAATAAAAACAAAACAAAAAAATGGGAATATGGCTATAATGAAAAGTATGGTATTGTTGTCATATCAAAAGATGGTACGTTAGGAGAAATATATAATATTCAAGGGCTTTTGGTGGGATTACCTTTACAACCTAAGAAAGTATATACTCGATCTAAAAAACAACAAGAACAATATTGGGAAAGACAAGAGCACCACAAAGAACTAAAGCGCATAAACTCTATATTTCAATGGAATGAAAGAAGTGCTGAATTTAAAGATAAGTGGGTAGATTATATTGAATCTGAATTTGACAAAAGAGATTTAGGATATTGGTTTATGAATAATGGTAATCCTACTTACATTACGGGTACGCATTACAATTATCTGCAGTGGACTAAAATAGATGTAGGATATCCTAATTACAGAGAAGCAAACCGTGTATTTTATATTTTTTGGGAAGCTTGTAAAGCTGACAAAAGAAGTTTTGGAATGTGTTATTTAAAGATAAGACGATCTGGTTTTTCGTTTATGGGTTCTTGTGAAGCGGTAAACACAGGTACAATATCAAAAGATTCCAGGATAGGTATACTGTCGAAAACTGGTGGAGACGCTAAGAAATTATTTACCGACAAAGTAGTTCCTATTTCTAATAACTACCCTTTCTTTTTTAAGCCTATACAAGATGGTATGGACAAGCCAAAAACAGAATTAGCGTATAGGGTTCCTGCCAGTAAGATCACAAAGAAGAATATGTATGAAACAGAAGATATTGAGTTAGAAGGACTTGATACTACTATAGACTGGAAAAACACTTCAGACAACTCATACGATGGAGAAAAATTACAGCTCCTTATACACGATGAAAGTGGTAAGTGGGATAAGCCAGATAACATACTAAATAACTGGAGGGTAACCAAAACGTGTTTAAGATTAGGAAGTAAAATTATAGGTAAGTGTATGATGGGCTCTACTTCCAATGCATTAGACAAAGGTGGGGATAATTTTAAAAAACTTTATTATGACTCTGACGTTACCAAAAGAAATGCTAACGGTCAGACTAAGAGTGGGTTATATTCTTTATTCATTCCTATGGAATACAATTTCGAAGGATATATAGATCGTTATGGTATGCCTGTTTTAGAAACGCCTAGCAATCCAGTTGTTGGAAACGATGGAGAGTATATATATATGGGAGCAGTTAATTATTGGGAGAATGAAGTAGCGTCATTAAAAAACGATGCTGATGCTCTTAATGAATTTTATCGTCAGTTTCCTAGAACTGAATCCCACGCATTTAGAGATGAAAGCAAACAATCTCTTTTCAATCTAACAAAAATATATCAACAAATAGATTATAATGATTCTTTAATTAAAGAACATTTTTTAACTAGAGGGTCTTTTCATTGGCAGAACGGAGTTAAAGACACCAAAGTAATTTGGTCCCCCGATCCAAAAGGTAGATTTTTAGTTAGTTGGGTTCCTAAAAATAATTTAAGAAATAAAAAAGAAAGTCGTAACGGGAGGTATTATCCTGGTAATGAGCACTTAGGTGCTTTTGGTTGTGACAGTTATGATATCTCTGGAACAGTAGGAGGAGGTGGATCTAACGGTGCTTTACACGGAATGACGAAGTATCATATGGATGAAGCACCTACTAATGAATTTTTTTTAGAATACGTAGCTAGACCTCAAACAGCAGAGATATTTTTTGAAGAAGTTTTAATGGCTTGCGTTTTTTATGGTATGCCTATACTCGTAGAAAATAACAAGCCTAGGTTATTGTATCATTTTAAAAACAGAGGCTACAGAGGATATTGTATGAATAGACCAGATAAAAGATATACAAAACTCTCCGTGTCGGAAAAAGAATTAGGCGGTATTCCAAATACTAGTGAAGATGTAAAGCAAGCTCACGCAGCCGCCATTGAAGCTTACATTGAAAAATATGTAGGTTTTGATTTGGAAGGAATACATCGAGAATCTGATTGTATTGGTTCTATGTACTTTACAAGAACTCTTGAAGATTGGGCTCGATTTAATATAAATAAAAGAACTAAGTTTGATGCTACAATTAGCTCAGGATTAGCTATAATGGCTAATCAAAAACATCTGTATCAGCCGGTGGTGAAAGAGTCAAAAATAAGCATTAACTTTGCAAGATACACAAATAAAGGAAATTTAAGTGAATTAATAAGATAATGAAAAACATTGAAATACAAGTACAGTCTACAAGTTTTCCTAATCAATTTGCTTCAGACGCAGAAAAAGAAACACAAGAATATGGTTTAAAAATAGGTCAAGCCATACAATATGAATGGTTTAGAAATGGAGGAGCAGGAGTTTACTCTTGTCGTTTTTATGACCAATATAATAAATTTTTACAATTACGTCTATACGCAAGAGGAGAACAATCAGTTGCTAAATATAAAAATGAATTAGCAGTTGATGGTGATTTATCTTATTTAAATTTAGATTGGACACCCATTCCGGTTTTACCTAAGTTTGTAGACATTGTAGTCAACGGAATGGCAGATAGGTTGTTTACAGTAAAAGCTTATGCTCAAGATGCCTTGTCAATGGATATGCGAAGTGAATATCAAAAGCAAATTCAATATGATATGAACAACCAAGAGCTTTTTAAAGATATGCAAAAAAGTTTTGGTTTAGATTTATTTGTTAGTGGAGTTCAAGATTTACCAGAAAACGACAATGAATTACAGCTTCATATGCAATTAAACTACAAACCTTCTATTGAGATTGCAGAAGAAGAAGCTATAAACACCATATTAGAAGAAAATCAATTCTTGGATATAAAAAAGAGAGTAAATTATGATATGACTGTTTTAGGGATTGGCGTAATGAAACAACAGTTTTTACCTGGAGAAGGTATAAAAATAGATTATGTTGACCCAGCTAACGTGGTATACAGTTACACTGAAGATCCTTATTTTAAAGATTGTTTTTATTGGGGAGAAGTAAAAACAGTTCCTATCGCAGAATTATTAAAAATAGATCCATCACTAACTAATGAAGAACTTGAAACTATTGCTAAACACAGTCAGTTATGGTATGACTATTATAACCTCAATAGATTTTATGACAACACTTTATTTCAGAAAAACACTGCTACACTTCTTTATTTTAATTACAAAACATTTAAAAAGTTTGTATATAAGAAAAAGAAATTTGAAAATGGTCAATATAAAATAATTGAAAAAGAAGAAGGCTTCAACCCTCCACAAGAAATGATGGATGAAGGAAATTTTGAAAGAGTAGAAAAAAAGATTGAAGTTTGGTATGAAGGAATAATGGTGATGGGTTCTAATATTATGTTAAAATGGGAGTTAGCTAAAAATATGGTTAGACCAAAGTCTGCTTCACAACACGCTAGACCATCTTTTGTAGCTTGTGCTCCTAGAATGTATAAAGGAAGTATTGAATCTTTAGTGAGAAGAATGATTCCTTTTGCCGATCAAATACAAATCACTCATTTAAAATTACAACAAGTCGTAGCTAAAATGGTTCCAGATGGGGTGTTTATTGATGCAGATGGATTAAACGAAGTTGATTTAGGAACAGGTCAAGCCTATAATCCAGAGGATGCACTTAGGTTATATTTTCAAACTGGTAGTGTAGTTGGTAGAAGTTACACACAAGATGGAGAGTTTAACAATGCTAGAGTCCCTATCCAACCACTTACAGGTAATACCGGTGAAAGAAAAATGGCTGCTTTAATAAATAATTATAATCATTATTTAAATATGATTAGAACCGTAACTGGATTAAATGAAGCTAGAGACGGAAGCACCCCAGACCCTAATTCATTGGTTGGCTTACAAAAGTTAGCTGCTCTTAATTCTAATACAGCTACTAGACACATACTTGATGCTACTTTATATATGAGCAAAACAATGGCTGAAAATATATCAATGAGAGTTTCTGACATTCTTGAATATTCAGATTTTAAAGAAGAGTTTATAAATCAAATTGGAAAATACAATGTATCTAGATTAAATGACATAAAAGATTTATACATATATGATTTTGGTATATTTATAGAAATAGCACCAGACGAAGAACAAAGAGCCCAGCTAGAAGCTAACATACAAATGGCTTTGTCAAAAACTGACATTAGTTTAGAAGACGCTATTGACATTAGAGAAGTAAAAAATCTTAAAGTTGCTAATCAATTATTAAAATTAAAAAGAAAACAAAAGCAACAAAAAGACAGAGAAGATCAAGCTATGCAACAGCAAATGCAAGCTCAGACTCAATTTCAATCTCAACAAATGGCTGCTCAAGCGGCTCAACAAAAAATGCAAATGGAAGGGCAAATTAAAATTCAGTCCAAACAAGCGGAAGCTGCATTTGAGATTGAAAAGTTGCAAAATGAAGCCGACCTTAAAAAACAGCTTATGGATCACGAATTTAATTTGCAAATGCAATTAAAAGGCGTTGAAGAACAAGCTATAAATAAAAGAGAAAAAGAAAGAGAAGAAGGTAAATCAAAAAGAATTAGCCAACAAAACACCCAACAATCAAAATTAATACAACAACGTAAAGATAATTTAGCTCCTATTAACTTTGAGTCTAATGAAGACACATTAGATGGTTTTGATTTTGCTGAGTTTGAACCGCGATAAGATAATAAAATATTTATTAACTTTGTAAAAAAATTAAATTAAATGGAAATTAAAGTAAAAGCCGTGGAAGATGTTCCACAAAAATCTGTTCAACAAGTGGAAGAAGAGTTACTTCAAAAACACGAAGAACAGGTAGAAGAAAAAATAGAAGAACCAAAAGAGGAAGTAGTAGTAGAAAACACTACTCCTGAATTGGGAGAAGAACAAGTTCTTTCATTTATTAAAGAAAGGTACGATAAAGAGATTAATTCTTTAAATGACCTTATGGATCAAAAAAACAACAATGAAGAATTGCCTGGAGACATAAAAGCTTATTTAGACTATAAAAAAGAAACCGGTAGAGGATACGATGATTTTATGGCTTTAAATAAAGATTACTCTCAGGAAGATCCAGAAAGTGTTTTATTTAAATATTATGCTGAACAAGAGCCAGAATTAGATAACGAAGAAATTAAGTTTTTAATTGATTCTAAATTTAGAGCTGATGAAAATGTTGATTCAGAATATGCTATAAAACAAAAAGGCATTGAAAAGAAAAAAGAGCTTTCAAAAGCATTGAAGTATTTTGAAGACCAAAAAAGTAAGTATAAATCTCCTGTTGAGTCAACAGAAGAAACTTCTTTTAAATCTTCAGATGACTACAAAGCTTTTTTAGAATATAAAGAGGAGAATTTAAAAAATTCTGAACTACTTAAAAAAAGATCAGAAAGTTTTAAAAACAAAACAACCAATCTTTTCGGAGAAGAGTTTAAAGGTTTTAAGTTCAAAATTGAAGACAAGGATTATGTTTTTACTCCAGGAGATAGAAATGAACTAATGAAATCTCAATCTGACATTGGTAATTTTTTAAACAAATTTACTAATGATCAAGGAGAACTTTCTGATGTAAGTGGATATCACCGGTCATTAGCTTTAGCTATGAACCCTGATAAGTTTGCAAAGTTTTTCTATGATGCAGGGAAAAGTGAAGCATTAGATAATCAAAATAAAAAAATGAAAAACATTGATTTGAAGATGAGATCTGCTCCAGAAACCACAGTAAAACAAGGGCTCAAAATTAAAGCGGTGACTCCGACCTCAAGGCGAGGTTTAGTAATAAAGTCAAACCGAAAATAAAAACATAAAAAATGAGTTTAAATGTACCTGGCTTTGCGTTACAGCCTAGTGCTACTAAAGTACCTAGTGCTACTAACTACTTAGCCAATTTTAATTTCTTAAACCAATATCTTCCTGACACCTATGAAAAGGAGTTTGAAAGATATGGCAATAGAACAATAAGCGGTTTCCTTCGAATGACGGGAGCTGAAATGCCTTCTAACTCTGACCTTATCAAATGGGCGGAGCAAGGAAGATTGCATATTAAATATACAAGCGTATCTACACCAGCTGCTGCTGCTGACGACACTGCTACTTTTACTGTAGCTGATGTTTTGATTCCTGCTAACCAGGTATTTAATCCTGCTGATGCCTCTAATATTGCTATTAGAATAGGGAATACAGTTATGATTTCTGGTAACACAGGTTTCGCTGGTATTTCTAACAAAGGTATCGTAACTGCTGTTACTGCTACTACTTTCACTGTTAAGTTTTACGAAGGTGGTGGATATACTGGTGTTGGTACTGGAGTTGATGCAAATGAAAAAGTAACTGTTTGGATTTATGGATCTGAATTTAAAAAAGGTCAAAATGGAATGTCAGGATCTCTTGAGCCATTTGACACTATTTTAGAAAACAATCCTATTATCTTAAAAGATACTTATGAAGTAAATGGATCTGATATGGCACAAATCGGGTGGATCGAAGTATCTACTGAAGATGGTGCTGATGGATACCTTTGGTATTTAAAAGCAGAGCACGAAACAAGAATGAGATTTGATGATTATTTAGAATCAGCAATGATCGAAGCTGTTCCTGCAGAAGCTGCATCAGGAGCTATTGGAGATTCTTTCAAAGGTTCAGAAGGTCTTTTCCACGCTATAGAGCAAAGAGGAAACGTTTGGACTGGAGCTTTAGCTGCATTAGCTGATTTTGACGATATCGTTGAAAGATTAGATAAGCAAGGAGCTATTGAAGAGAATGTACTTTTCTTAAATAGATCTACTTCATTTGCTATTGATGATATGTTAGCTGCTCAGAACTCTTACGGTGCAGGTGGTACTTCTTACGGATTGTTTGACAATGACGAAGAAATGGCACTTAACCTAGGATTTACTGGATTCCGAAGAGGTTATGATTTCTACAAATCAGATTGGAAATATCTAAACGATCCTACTATGCGAGGTGGTTTAGTTGGTGGAGCTGTTGAAGGTGTATTAGTACCTGCTGGTTCAACTAATGTTTACGATCAAGTATTAGGTAGAAATGCTAAAAGACCATTCTTACACGTAAGATATAGAGCGTCAGAAACTGAAGATAGAAGATATAAGTCGTGGATAACTGGATCTGCTGGTGGTGCTGCTACTAGCGATAAAGATGTTATGACTGTTAACTTCTTATCTGAAAGAGCACTTTGTACTATGGGTGCAAATAACTTCTTGTTATTTAAGTAATAGTAACTTAAGAGGGGGGTGTTTTAGCCCCCCTTTTTTTAATTTAATCAAATTTAATATAATGAAAAAAGAAATAAAAGATAGAACATATAGGCTACGTAATAATGTAAAGCCTTTGAGTTATACTCTTAACTCAAGAAACAGTCGAAGAAAACCCCTTTTACATTTTGATGGAACAACAAGTAGACCACTTAGGTATGCTTCAAATCAAAAATCACCTTTTGAAGATGAGCAAGATGCCACTTCAGTTTTAGAGCCAGTGGTTTTTGAAGATGGTATGTTGTTTGTTCCAAAAACAAATCCAGTATTGCAAGAGTTTTTGTATTATCACCCTGCAAACGGACAGATTTTTGAGGAAATAGATAGAGAGAAAGATGCTCAAGAAGAGGTGCAGTATTTAGAATTAGAAGCTAAAGCACAACAAGAAGCCGCAGGACTAAGTTTTGATAAAATGGAATCTTTAGCTAGAGTGTATTTAAATGTAGACACTAGAATAGCAGCTTCTTCAGAAATAAAAAGAGATGTTTTGTTATTTGCGAGAAATAATCCAGAGGACTTTTTAAATGCATTAGAAGATCCAGACTTGGATTTATTTGATAATATTGATAAAATGTTTGGTCAATCTTTATTAAAGACCAGAAACAATGATAAAGAAATTTACTATAATTTAAAATCTAAAAAAACTAAATTATGTAGTATTCCTTTTGGTGAAACTCCTTCTACAGTGTTAGCTGATTTTTTCAAAAAAGAAAATAATGTAGAAATATATGAAGCATTAATCAAAATGTTAAAATAAAAATTATTATATTTGTGGTAATTTAATTGTTTGTTTATAATCACTCAACACTTATCCTAAGTCAAAGCCCCACTTCTTATAGTGGGGTTTTTTTATTACCTTTGTTTTTTATTAACCCACTTAATTTTTTTAACTATGCAAAAGTTTTTAAGTATACCCGTAACAGGTGAGCAAAACCAGTTGGTTTCTGCATCAGATGTTAAGTTGATCGAAGTAGGAGATGCTTCAGGATCTGATCCTTTAGACAATGTTACTATTTTTTATGGAGGAGGCAAAAAAATCACTCTTACTCACGCAACAGTTGCGTCAGGAAGTGAAGAGATGAGAGATTTGCTTCAAGATGAAGTTGTATTAGCTTTACAACAACCTTGGAGAGACGTTGTAAAAGTAGTCGGTAAACTACCGAAAGCAGTAAGTGCTATTGTAATTGCTTAATTTTTACAATTATGGAAAAGTTTTTAAGCGTACCTGTATTCAAATTATTAGCCAATGGAACTACTACTTCTGGAACAGCTAACAAGCTAACAGATAGTAGTGCTACTTTTGTCACTGATAATGTTCAAGTAGGTGATATAGTTCACAACTCTACTGACAACACATACACCACTGTTACCGCTGTAGACAGCCAAACAGTTTTATCTGTAGGAACTACAGTTCCCACTTCTAAAGCATATTTTATTCACTCAGACACTCTTAGTAATAATCAATTAGTTTCCTGTGGAAACATTGGTTTAATTGAGCAAGCTAGTACATCTACCGTTACTATCACTTATGATGATGTAGCAGCTGTTGATGTAGTCACTTTAGTTCATACTCCTGTGGCAGCTGGAAGCGAATATGTAAGAGATCAAATAGAAGATTTTGTTGTAACTGCTTTACAAACACATTGGAAAGACGTTGCTCACGATATTACAATTGATCCATTTAGAGTTATTGGAATATCTATAGGATAATTTTACATTTACTTTATCTACAAGAGCACTTTATGAGTGCTCTTTTTTTTTGTTTATCTTTGTAAAAAAGAGAATTAGATGATCAATGAAGTAAGAAACACAGTATTATCTATTTTAAATAAAAATAATTACGGATATATTTCACCCTCTGATTTTAACTTGTTTGCAAAACAAGCTCAACTAGACATATTCGAACAATATTTTTATGGTTACAATAGACAAATAAACAAAGAAAACAATAGATTAGGCAGATTGTCTGGCAGTGGTTTAGCTGATCTTAAAAAGCAATTAGCAGAAGTTATAGACACTTTTACTATGCAAATTAGTATTGCTCAAGCTGGAGGTGTATATCCGCTTCCTAATGACTGGTACACGTTATTGGATTTATTAAATGGAAGTACAATAGTCGAAAGAGTAAATGAGTCTAAAATAAATTTATTAAACTCTTCATTACTAACTGCTCCTTCTACTGAGTTTCCAGCTTACGTTTTTCAACCTACTCCATCACCTGCTTCAAACTTATCTAATTCATTAAGAGTTTATCCCAACACTATAGTAGGGAACTTAACGCTACAATATATTAGATATCCTAAAGACCCTAAATGGACGTTTAATACCCTTACTTTAGGAGAGCCAATATTTGACCAATCACAACCTGACTATCAAGACTTTGAATTACCAATGTCGGACTATGCTGAATTGGTAACTAGAATATTAAAATATAGTGGTTTATCTATAAGAGAGCAAGAGATTGTAGCTGACGCAAACGCTTCGGAAATATTAAACACTCAAACTGAAACTTAATGGCTTATATTTCTCAATACCAATATTACGAAAACGGTGGTAATTTACCTCTTGATAAAAACTGGGGATCTTATCAATATGTTTCTTTAAAGGATGTGGTTAATAATTATATGTTGATGTATCACGACAACAATAATTTAACTACTAATGAAGAAAGATACAAAATATTATTTCACGCAAAACGAGCTATTCAAGAATTAAATTATGATGCTTTTAAAGAAATTAAAATATTAGAACTTGAGGTATGTGATGATACTTTAAAATATATATTACCTCCTGACTATGTAAACTGGGTTCGTGTTTCTATTTATTATGACGGTGTTTTATTTCCTTTAACAGAAAATATACAAACAAATTATGCAGAAGCTTATCTTCAAGATAACGATTGTAATATTTTATTTGATCAAAACGGAAACGTATTAAAACCAAATGATTCTAACATTGATATGGATAGAATTAAGAAAAGAAAGAAAAGCATATATCTAAATGAATCTAGTCCTTTTCACGGATACTACGGATGGTATATTGAGGAAGCTGGGTTCTGGGCATTTGACTATGCTTTTGGAAAAAGATTTGGATTAAATACAGAAACTGCTAATGCTTTACCTACTTTTAGAATTGACAATAAGGGAGGTGTGATAAATTTCAGCAGTGGAGCTGGTGGTAAAATAGTTATATTAGAGTATGTTTCTGATGGTATGGAAAATGGAGATAACTCTTTAATAACGGTCAATAAATTATTTGAAGAATTTATATATGCTTATATTACATATTCATTGTTAAATTCTAAATTAGGTATTCCTGAATACCAAGTGCAAAGAGCTAGAAGAAACAAAAGTGCGTTATTAAGAAATGCGAAAATAAGAATGAGCAACATTCACCCTGGTAGATTATTGATGAACTTGAGGGGTCAAGATAAAATAATTAAGTAGAATGAAGGCAGTAAGTACTTTTTTAAAGGGCGTAATGAATAAGTCCGATGATGAAAGGATTTTAGCTCCAGGAGAATACATTGATGCTTTAAATTTACGTACTGGGTCTACAGCAGTTTCAGAAGTTGGTTCATTAGAAAAAGCAAAAGGAAACGAAAAACTAACTGACATTAACTTTCAGGGAACAGCCTTATCTTCTAATGCAGTTTGCATTGGTAGTTATGCTGATCAAATAGATAACAATATATACTGGTTTATTAATGACCCAATTAATGGTGATTTAATTGTTTCTTATAATGTAGTAACAGGAAATATAATATACCACGTTGTGTCTGTTAGTATTTTAAACTTCAATAAAACTTACCATATAACTGGTGTTAACTTAATTGGTGATTTACTTTTTTGGACAGACGATTATAATCCACCTAGAAAAATAAACGTAAAAAGAACTTATGGTTTACCTACCGGTGGTATTGACACTATTGTAGAAAACGACTTATCTGTCATTGTAAAACCACCTTCAGAAAAACCTACTGTTATTTTAACACAATCTCCTCCTTTAGAAGAAGGTTATGTTTTTGATAATTTTCTTTGTTTTGCCTACAGATACCGATATTTAGATGGTGAGTACAGTGCTCTATCACAGTTTACTTCTCCTGCGTTCAGACCTCAAGATGAATTTGATTTTGATTTTGCTACATCTTTAAATAATTCAATGCAAAATAAATTTAACTCTTTAACTCTTCAGTTTAATACTGGGGATAAAAGAGTTACAGATATAGAGCTTTGTTTTAAAGATTCTAATAATGATGTTATAAAAGTTATAGACAGTTACAATAAAGCTGACAATGGGTGGGTAAATAATGCCACACAAAGTATTTTATTTAAGGATAAGAAGATTAAAAACATATTAGCTACTTCAGAAATATTAAGACTTTTTGACAATGTTCCTAGATTCGCTAAAGCTCAGACTTTTCAGTCTAATAGATTGATGTATGGTAACTATGTAGATGGATATGATATAAAAGACTCTGATGGAAACGATATAAATATTAATTTTACTTCAGAGCTTTTTCAACCTAGTCAAGAAACTCAATTAACAAATACATCTTCTTCTTCAAGTATTGTAGGGACAATAACAGACTCTGACTACTTAATGGGTAATCCTGGAGTAACAAACACTATTAGTGACACTGAAGCTACTTTTGATTTTACAGGAGTTCAGTTTACAGCTGGAACTTTAATTACATTTAGTTGTTCTATTGTTTCTGGATTACAGTCAGAAGTAGTTAATGATAATGCTGCAGTTTTAAATCTAAATGTAACTAGATCAAATCCAGTTATAGCAAACGTTGGATTTTCTTTTTATATAAATGATTCTTATGCCAACGCATATGACTTCTTTAATAGTAATGAGTTTGAAAGAGCTTTTGGAATTGGCCCAGCTAATATTGCACCTACAAAATCTTTTATTTCTTTTACTAGTGCGGCAAGTGCTTCTCCAGCTACAGTTACAGATTTTATAAATAATGGGTCTTTAGTTAATCCGGCTGAGAACACGGTAACAAGTTCTGCTGCAACTCCCGTAAACTCAGCTGCTAATTTTGCATCGCCCAACAACCCTTCAGGATGTCAAGATGGAACTTCTGTATCGCCTCCAAGTTATCCTGTTGGACAAACAGGTTTTAAAATAACTACTGTTGCACCTCCAAATAACGATACAAACAAAATAACAATGCAACTTCCTATGCCTGTTTATTACAGCACACCAGGGAGTGCAGGTGGAGTTTTTTCTTTTGAAGGTGTTAGGTATCAGGCTTCATCACCTCCGTTTTTCACAATAAATGGTCTTTCTGATAAAAAAAGTTTACATAGTAACAGAGATTTTGATATTGGTCTTATATATATGGATGAATACAACAGGTCTTCTACTCCATTATTAAGTAACAACAGTAGTTTTAAAGTACCAGCTTCAAATTCTGTTATACAAAACAAAGCAAAAACTACTATTCCCCCATCAATGAATCCTCCTTCTTGGGCGAAAAAATATAAGTTTGCTATCAAGCCATCTGGCTTAGAGTATGATACTATATATGCTGTGAGAGCATATGAAGATAATGATGAAAATCAATTTTTTTGGTGTTTATTAGAAGGTGAGCAAGCTGCTAAAGTTACTGAAGGTCAAATACTAATAGCTAAAAACGATGGTAACTCACCAAAAAGTAATTACGAAGAAGTAGTTGTTGTAACAAAAAGCACACAACCTAATGTGACATCCACCCCTAATCCTCCTGCTGGAGTTTATATTAAGTTGAAAAGAACCACTACTTATGATCCTTTAGGAGTAGGGTTTGAGTCAGTAACTGTTGAAGGGGTAGAATCTCAGCAAGGATCTTCTTTATCTGCTCAATATGCTAATTTGTGTTTAGATTTATCGCCTATGCTTACAGGTCCCTGGGCAACAGGCATTATTCCTGTAGGTACTTACATTACAATTGATGTTTTATATGAGAGGGAAAAGGCTGATACTTATCTTTTTACTGCTTGTAAAGAGGTGGGTTATCAACATTTAAAAATTACTAAAAGAGCTAATAAAAATTATAATGTAACAACAGGAACATCTTCTCAAAACTTTAGAACAAACTTATCTCAAATGATTACTGATCAGTTTGTCTCTGGAATTAATAATGAGTTTCCAGTATTAAACATATCTTATGGACCAAACTCAGAACCTGAGTTTCCTATTAAATTTATTGGAGAATCTATTCAAACACCTTCAGTTTTGAAGCCAGCTGGAGATTATCACGTAATTAGTTTAAACCCATTGAATAGTCCAGGGACACCAGCTATTGGATTTCGTTGTAATTACCAAGCTTGCGTTAGTGCAGTTAGCCCTATACAACTTGATTTTGCTCCTAGTAAAGTTTCGGCTAGTATTACAATAGAAGAACAAGTATCTCAACCACTTGTTTTTGAAACAGAACCAGTTGAATCAAATCCTAATTTCTTTTTTGAAGGAGAAGAGTCTTATGAAATAATTAACAATAAACATCAAGGTAATTTTCAAAATCAATTTGATTGGAGCTTTGCTGATAATGGTCAAAACAACGCTTATAGAACTGCCGTTGGCTTAACTGCTTCAACCAATGGTTATGGTAACAATGTAGTTTTTACAGATAACTCTATATTTGGTGGCTCTAACACACCACACTCTTATACTGTCGGAGACACTGTAATTATAAATCAGAATTTACCTTTTACACACACGGCTTATCAAGGAGAACATACTGTGGTAGAAGTGCCAGATGTTTACACGATTTGTATCGAACTTGCTTTTGCTGGTTCAACTCCAGTTCAACCGGGTACAGCTAATTCACCAGCTATTGTAATAAATGAGTTTTATGACTGTTTTACATTTAGAAATGGAGTAGAAAGTATTAGAATATTAGACTCTATTAAAAAACAAAACTTTACTATAGGAAACAGAGTTTATGGTGTGTCTGATGAAGAGTTTAAAGAAGCTGATAGAGGGGCTTCTATAACGTATAGTGGGTTATTTAACTTAGAAGGTAATATTAACCGTTTAAACTCTTTTAATCTAGGAACCTTAAACTTTAAAGATTTAGACAATAGGTATGGAGATATACAAATATTAGATGGTAGAAAGTCGGACTTATTAACCCTTCAAGAAAACAAAATATCTTATGTGCTTGCGGAGAAAACTCAACTGTTGAACTCTGATGGAAGTGCTAATGTTTCAGCTAGTACTAATGTATTAGGCACTCAAATAGCAAGAGTAGAGGAATATGGTATAAGTAAAAATCCAGAAAGCTATGTTCAATATGGTATTGGAAAATATTTTACTGATTCATCAAGAGGAGCTGTTATAGAGCTTCGTGGAGATTCGTACAGCAACGAACAGCTGAGTGTAGCTTCAAATTTTGGGTTGAGAAGTTGGTTTAGGGATTTATTTATTGAATATCCAAACACACAAAAAATAGGAGCTTACGACCCTTTTATTGACGAATATGTTTTATCTTCTAATGAAATTAATTTACCCCAAGAGATAAAACTATACAATTGTGGAAATATATTAACTTTTACAACAAGAAAAGATAATGTAAATTACATTTTAGATTACGGAACTGGCATAGGTTCAGGAAGTCTTGGATATGATATTTCTGCAGGTGAGATTACATTAAATGTAACTTATGATGGGATTACTGCTACCACAGGAGCTATTACTGGAAGTGGAACTTTAAATTTTACAAAAGACAAAGCGTCTGTAGAAGAAGCTAATGTTGAGGTAGTTGTAAGTAATCCAACTGTAACACCAGCTACTTTTCAATTAACAAATACTTGCATTAATGCTGCTGAATTTGCAGTTGTTTTAGTAACTGTTTATAATCCTTCTGATGCTGGGAAACAAATAACAAATAAGTTTAGATGGTCTAATGCAGAACCTTATTCAAGCCCATTGTATTCGGATACCATTATTTTTGAAACTGATATTATCCCTGGTAAAACAGCTGGAAACTATGTAGCTCAGTATGAAATTATATCAGGTCAAGAAGGTGTTAATATGATACCAACCACAGGTTTGGTTACAGGATCTGTTTCTTCAGTGGTGGATGTTATTACTTCCAAAGAAACTTCTGATACTTATGATTTTGATCCTACTAGTAACAGACAAATGTATTTTTGGAGTAATATACTATACCAAAATAACCCATCAAACATTAATGCTTTGCTTACAGCTGCTAACAACATTACTACTGTGTCACCCACTAGCACGGGAGTTTACTCAGGTAGTTTTAATTTTAACCCTTCTGCGCCACCACCATCATTAAATTATCTTTATATTATATATGATTACTTTTCATAATGTCAGAATATACTTTAACATATAGCCCTAGCGATAAAGGATGGCCTTCTTTTTATTCTTTTATACCTGAGTCAATGCTTGGTTTGAATAATTATTTTTATTCATTTAAAAATGGACAACTATACAGGCATAATACTAATACAAATAGAGCTAATTTTTATGGCGTACAATATGAATCTAAGGTAACGAGTGTATTTAATAAATCTCCTCTTGAAAATAAACTTTTTAAGACCATAGAAATACAATCCGATACCAAATGGAAAGTGGATTTGGAAACAGATTTATTGGGAGCTAGCGGATTACCGCAAGTAGCTTCAATTGATAAAGCTTATTTTGAAACAAAGGAAGGTAATCAATTTTCTTTTATCCGTTATGTAAGTACTGATATTAATTTTTTAATTAGATACGCCAATGGTATTGCTAATTGCACTACTGTTACTAATACAGCGCCTAATGTTTTTGACATTGCCTTTGCCTCTAACGTTGAAATAGATTCTATTTTAAGCATAGGAGACACTATCTTCTCTCCGGGAATAGGCCCCTCTGGAGTGAAAGATTCTGGAACTGTAACAGATGTAAATAGAGCAACCAATGTAATTACGATTAATGCTACTCTACCTATAACTCCTCCGAATAATGGAGATTTTATAATGTATGTTAAAAATACAGTGGCTGAATCACACGGAATAAGAGGTCATTATATGAAATACACATTAACAAGCGATGATAGGTTTGCTTCAGAATTGTTTTCTGTGGTTTCAGATATGATGATGAGCAACCCTACTTTACGTAAAAATTAACTATATTTGCATTTAAAGCTTAATTAAAAACAAACTCTTTATGGATCCACTCACAGCTAAGATATTAATTACTTTAGGGCTTCAAGCTGCTAGCGGTATTGGAGATCTAATTAGTGCAAACAAATCAAGAGAGTATATGCAGGATGCTGAGGATCAAGCAAGTTTAGCTGTAGAAGAAGCTATGAAGCAAGCTAAAATAAATGCTGAAAAATTAAGAACAGTAAACGAAGATATATATACACCACAAATAGAAGCCACATCACAAGCAGCTTCTCAAATATTAGAAAACGTAGGTGGTGATTTTAGAACAGCTTTAGCTTTAGCCCCTAGTTTACAACAGCAAGTTAGTAAGACTCAGCAAGATATATTTGCTCAAAGACAAAAAGACATTCAAGAACTCGAATCTGATATAGCAACTGAAGAACAAGCTGTTGCAAAAAGAATTCAGGATATTCAATTAGAAAGAGCTAAAGGTGCTCAAATAGCTGCTGCACAATACGAACAACAAAGAACAGGTCAAATGCAAGGAGGTTTTGAAGCTTTTGGTGAAGTAGGTGCTGGATTATTTAATTATTTAGCATAAAAAATGGCAAAAGAATTTTACGGATATGTTGAAAGAGAAAGACCTACCGCTGTAAATTGGTCAGATGTAACTAAAAAAATAACTGATAAATTAGAGGAGGGAGAGAAAGCTAGACTAGAAGAAAGAAGTGGAGTAATATCTGCTGCTAAAGAGTTAGAAGAAGGAATAGAGGGTTTAAAAGGTTCAGAAAGAGCATCTCATCAAGTCTTTGTATCTAATGTAGGTTATTCTTTAGCAAATGCTAATGAAGCCTTAAAAGATCAAATGTTATCTAAAGAGATATCTCAAAAGGATTACAACATTGCTTATGCCGACTTAAAAGGTCAATACAATTTATTTAAAAGTTTTAATCAAAACTACAACACCTCATATCAAAAATATCAAAAAGGTGTTCAAACAGGAGATATGGGACCTGTTAATTCAGCTGCTGGAGATTTATTAGAAAGGTTTGGTCAAGTTGACAATTTGGAGCCTAAGTTTCAAAATGGGAGATTAGTTTTTCAAAGATATGATGGTAACAATCAACCTATTGGAGAATCGATGACTATGAAGGATTTAAATGGTTTAATGCTATTTAAGTCTGATAAGTTTGATACCACTACCAAAGTCTCTAATGTTAGTAAGGCTGTTCAAAAGGCATCAAGTAAAACTAGCGCAGATGGAAGAACTACTATACTCGATCCAAGGAACAACCCTAATTTTGAAAAAACTGTTGAGGATTTATCTGCTGCTCAATTTACAGATCAAGGACAAATAAGTGCTACTAATTATTTAATTCAAAATAATAAAAGTGGTTATAAAAAAGTAAACTTTGATACTTACGATTCTAACGATACCGAAAGTATTTTTATGACAATAAAAGATGGTATCATATCAGTTGTGCCAGAACAAATTGAAAAAATAAATGAAGATGCTATTAAAGCTTTTGCAGAAGATGTAAAAGGAACACTTCCTTTTGAAAGTGTGTCTGGAGTAGGTAGTGATAAGGGTCAAGCAGCAGTAGATAAATTAAAAACAGGAAGCGATTTTGTTAAATCAGTAAATAATGTTTTAACAACTGGAACGGATTTTCAATCTTCTATGTCATCAATAGCTACAACACTAGGTGCAGATGATGTTAATTATGAGTTAGATCAAAATGGAGAAATAACTGCTTATGTTTTTGATTTCCCAGAAAAAAGTAAAATACAAAGAACTATAGTAAATGTTAGGCAGAATGGGCAACCAATTTCAAATGAAAAAATAACACAGGATTTATATAGTATTTATCAAAAAGCTACTAATGATAAATCTTCTTTTACTGATGTTTGGAGAAAAAGCAATATTACTACTACAACAGATTATAACCCAGGAAAAGCAGAAGTATTTAAGGCAGATCCAGGGGAAAGAGATTCAGATGTTACTGTACGAGTGGGTATAAGAGCAGTTCCTTTGGAAGAATATTTAAATAGGTCTGATGCTAAGAAGCAAGTTGCTTACTCTACAAACTTTGAAAACTTAGGAACAGATATGCCTGGTTATGTTCCTGAATCATTTAGGGGTAATGTAGGCGTAAAAGAAACTGCAGAAAATTTAGAAATTTCTATGGGTAAAAGAACACCGTTTAGAAATAATCCTGTTAATTTTAAAATACCTGCTAATTTAGCTCCAACTCAACACAGGCAAGTTATTGAATCGTTGAATAAAATATTATGGGAAAATCCAACCCTAACAAGAGGACCTGAATTTTTAAAATTATTTCAAGCTGAGTTAGATGCTACACTAGGTGATGGTGTAGTTGATATTATTTAAAATATAATTAATGGCAAGTGAAAAAACATTAAGAAGAGTTACTAAAGTATTACAAGATAATTCTGATGTAAGTAATCAAGACTTACTAGAAAGGTTTGATGATATTGACGGAGTAGAAGAATTAGAGTCAATAAAAAAATCTGTTTTAAAAAAAAAAGATTCAACTTCTATTTCTCCAGAGGAAAGTATGGAATCCACTATCGTGGAAAATCAAGAGCCTACCTCATCGGAGCCTTCTCCAACGGAGGTTGAACCACCTTCTCCCGTTGATAATGATGAAGAAGCTTCTTCCCCTGCTGCTCAACAACCACCTGCTGCTCAACAACCACCTGCTGCTCAACAACCCACAGATGATAAATGGAAAGAGAAGTATAAACGAATAACTGGCTTAGACCCAGACGTAGAAGGTATTACTTTTGAACAAGCTGAGAAAGGATATATTCCTACGAATGTAAAATTTAAAGGAATTGGATATGACATAGGTAAGTATTCATATAAAACCACTAATCGAAAAGCCCGAAATGATTTAAAAAGAGCATCTAAGTCCCCAGGTGGAGAAATATTTGCTAAAAGCGGGATATACTACAAAGAAAACTATGAAGCTGCTCAAGAATCTTTAAAAGAGGAAATTACAAAAACACCTCCTCCAGCAGCCCCAGCACCAACACCAACTCCAGACGCAGAGGCAGATGATCGAAAAACAATTTTTGAGATAGATCAAAATACACCTACCAAACCATCTGAATTAAAAGATGAAGATCAACAAAAAGTCTTAGACAAAATCAAAGAGCAAGACCCATCTTTTGATGGTATATTGTTAGATGAAGTAGTAGTTGTTACCAAGACACAAGAAAAGACAGGTAAAACAACTACAGGGGATTTTAGTGTACCTACTGCTATTGACCCAGAAACAGAAACAGGTAAAACAACTAGTCAAGAAATACAAGAACTGGAAAAAGAAATTGAAGACTTAGATGTAGTTATAGAAAATGAAACAGCATTAGGAAAAGATCCAAATACAGATCCAGGGTTACAACAACAAATAGTCAGAAGAGAAGATAAGAAACAACAGTTAGAGCTTTATAAAGACGTTAGTGAAGTTGAAGAAATGAAAGATGTAGTTAAAGCTACATACACCGACCCAGAAGGAAATGAAAAAGAAGTTGTCATTGAGGAGTCTATAGTATTACCTACTGCAGAAGGAAAGGAACCTACAGAGCTGCAGAAAACAGTATTAGAAGAAACGAAAAGAGTAGACAAAGAAGTAAAGAAAGATGAGTTTAAAGAAAAAGTAAATTCCCATCGTAGATTACACCCTGACTCAGACATAACCACTAGATATAGTACAGCTGAAATTGACAAAGCTTTTGATGAAACAGAATCAGGTGAAGCCCCCACAAAAGTTTTGGATACACCTATTGGAGATCAGATAATAACCAGTGATGAAGAAGACTCAGTTCCATTTGTAAACTCTATTTATAATGACTATGGTATTGAAGCGGAGCAATCAGGTATTGGAGACTCAATGATTGTAAAGGCGGTTGATGAAGATGGTAATGTAACGGATGAAATAACAATTGATTTAAATATAGCCAGAACCGATGTTGATTTGGGTCCTATAGGGAAAATATTTACAGGTGGAGGAGATGGAGATTTAGCTTTAAAACCAATAAAACCTGAAAAGCAAAGAAGAAAAATAAAAAAGGAAAAAGAGAAGTTAAAAAAATTCATTGAAAAAAATGCTCGTTCAGAAAGAACAGAAATACAAAAAGTAAGAAGTGAAGTAGATGAGCAAATAGACTTAGAGGAGATAAAAGCAATTAGAAAAAACATTGTACAATTAGAAAAAGAACTACTTGATTTAAGAGAAGATTACATTAAAAAACTAGAAGATCAAACAACACAAGCAGAAGAATTAAAAAAAATTGTTGGAGATCCTAACTCAACGTTTGAAGAAATAAACCAAGCTGCTGATGATTACCTGAAACTGCAAGAAGAAATTGAAGAAACTAGCAGAAAAATTATTGCTAAAGCAGAGGTGATGGATGAGCTTCAAGATGAATCCACTGCTTTGATTGCTCAAAAAATAGAGTACTATAGAAAGTATCAAATTGAAACAGGTCCATATGAAATGAACTTGTCTGATGAATACGCATATTGGACGCAAATTTTTATAGACGCTATTCAAGATCCTTTGCTTGGTGCTTACATACATATGTTGGATTTACTTCAGACTCCCTTTGGCGGGTTAGATGAAGATCAAAGAAATCAAATACGAAAAGATGCAGATGATTTAAGAGATTTTTTAGGACTGGAAGGAGATATACCAAAAGAAAAAATAGAAGCTATAAGAAGACAAGGCAATTGGGGAAGACAGTTATTAACTGTTCTTGATGAATTAGCTGGAAACATTACGGCTGCTTTTCTAGTATTAGGACCATCAGCTGCGGGTATTATGATGAATGCATTACCTGCTTCTTCTGCAGCAATGGTTTATGAAAGGTTGTCAGAAAGAATGGATACAGATCCTTTATTTGATGATATTCCAGAAAGTCACAAGTTAGCTTTAAAAACAGCAGTTGGTATTGCTATTTTTTATTTAGACAGATTAGGTCTTAAATTTTCTACTGGTAAAATAGGTGCTGTATTAGAAAAGCTTTTAAAAAAATACTTTATGGATGCTGGAAAGAAATCTACCTTACGTGGATTTTTTAGACACATTGAAGAAATATTTAGCAATCCTTACAAAGTTGCAAAACTTTTTACTGGAGCAACTGGAGAAGCTGTTACAGAAATATCACAGGGGTGGACTCAAAAAGGGCTTCAGGAAATATTGAATGAAATGGAAAAGCTGGCAGGCAACACTGAAGGAGAGTTGTTTACTGAAAGCGAACAGTTTAATCCATCTACTAAACAGTTTTGGAAAGACACCGCTTTAGAAGGTAGCTTAGGTTTTGCAGCGGGTGGTATCGTAAGCACTGCAGTTACTCTAGCTCAAAATGGTCCGTCAGACATAGCGACAGATGAACAAATAGCTGCGGCTTTAATTATTGCTGAAGACGAAGATATAAAACAAGGTTTTGAAACTAAGTTAAAAGTAGAAATTGCAAAAGGAGAATTAACTGCTGATGAGGCTAACGATATAATGCAACGCATTGAGGATATTAAAAATGCCTACGAACAAACTAACGCCTATCCTGGGTTAGATCCAGAACAGAAATCAGACATTGCAAGAAAAATATTAGAGCTTAATAAGCTGGAAGAACAAAAATCTAATGCTACTAATAAAAGAATGCAAAGAGGGTACGATGGGTTAATAAAAGCAAAGCAACAAGAAATAGATGATATAATTGACCAATCTGAAAAAGAAGTATCTGCTTTAAAAGAAAGAGCTCTCCAAGACAAAGAAACTCAACAAAAACCAGAAGAGGTAGAAGAAGTGGAAGAGGTAGAAGAAGTGGAAGAGGTAGAAGAAACTCTAGAAGACGGCATTATAGAAGCAAGAAAGATTGCTGCTTATGCTGTGTCTAGAGATAATAACTTAACCTTAGAGGAGTTGAGTCAAATTTCTGAATTAATACCTGATTTAGATATTGACATTAGTACAGACAGAGATATTAAAGCAGATGAATTACTAACTAAAATTAATAATTATGCCATTCAAAAGCAAGAAACAGGAGATATACTTGATGCTCAACCAACCGAAGGTATACAAGAAGTGGAAGAAGAAGTACGGGAGTCTGATATCGAAAAGGAAGAAGAAATAAAAAAAGCAGGATTTGATTTTACATCCATATTCCGAAAAATAAACAATTGGTTTATGGGAAGAGACAAAGCTGGTAACCCAACACCAAAAGACTTTAAAGAAACCATAGAGTATTTAAATAGAGTTCTTTTAACTAGTAAAAGATTTTTACCTCAAGCATTTAAAAATATTGTAGATTCTGAAATAAGTTATAGAAGTTACATATCTCAACAAGGTGTTGATGCTATAAATGATTACAATACAGCTGTAAGAAAAATAAAAAATGAATCAGATAAAAATGAAGCAAAAATTGCTTCTCAAGCATACTTAAATGGCTTAGTACCAAAAGAATTTTTTGAAGGCTCTAAGACTAAAGAAGAAGTAATAAATGATTTAGAAAATGAAAAAAATAGTATCGAAAATCAAATAAGTGATTTAGAAAAAGCTAAAACAGAAATAGATCCTAAATCTAAACAAGCTCAAAAACAAAAAGATGGTATTGATTCTAAAATAGCTAATCTAGAAGACAGATTAGAAACCATTGATGCTTTTGAAAAATTAAAAATACTTGATCAACTAACTCCAGAATCTATGCCTGATGATGTGTTTCAAGCTAGTGTGGAATTGAGATCTATAATTGATAAAAACACAAAAGATATTATTGAATTAAATAGAACACTAGGTATGATTGATGAAGAAACCATCAATATAATGGAAGAAAACTTAGGATCTTATTTAAAAAGAAGTTACCAGGTTTTCAATGATAAAAACTGGTATAAAAAAGTAACAGATGATGTTTTATCAAATGCAGCACAGGATATATTTAATAAATACATAGAGCAAGGGCAAAGCCCAGAGTTAGCTGCAGAAAACACTAGAAGAGATATAGAAGCGTATACCTCTAAAAATGGTAAAGAAATTCTAGAAAAAGGAATTAAGAATCCTGTAAAACAAAAATCAAAAAAGAGAGTTCCTTTAAAAATAAGAATGTTAATGGGGCAGTACGGTGATGCCGTACAACAATTTGCACAAACCATTCAATCTCAATCGGCAAAAGTAGCTTCAATGAAAGCTATTAAAGATGTTATTGATTTAGGGTTAAAAACAAATGTGATATTTGAATCTCAAGAAGATGCTATAAAAGCACATCCAGATGGAAGTCATAACAATGTGTTTATTGTAGGTGGAAAAACTTATTATTCTAATGAAGGAATGGCTTACGAATTAAACGAGCCTGATTTATCTGGTATAAAAGAAAAGGCAGAGTTTGAAAAGTTAAAAGATAATTTAATTAGAGGGTGGCAAAAATCGGTAGGTTATTACAAGTATGGATTAACTGTGCTATCTCCTACAACTCAAGCTATTAATTTTACAGGTAACACTTTGATAGCTGCTAACAATGGTCATATTAATTTGTTAAAACTTCCAGATGTTGTTAAAACATTTCAAAAAGATGGAAGAGATATATATAATTATTTAATAAAAGAAGGTGTAATAAATTCTAGTGTTAGATTAGAAATGGTTGAAGATTTATTACAAAAATCTCCTGAAGATATTTTATTAGATTCTGCTAACGAAAAAAATACTTTTTCATCTAGAATGATAAATGCAATTAAAGGATTTCCTAAAAAAACTTATGAAGCTGGAGATAATTTTTGGAAAATATATGGATTCTTTAATGAAGCTGGTCAATATTCTTTGGCGGAGTACGGTAAACCTTATAATAAATTAAATGCTGAAGAAAAGAAAATTATAAATAAAAAAGCAGCTGACATAATAAAAGATATATATCCTAATTATTCTAAAATTTCTGATTTTGTGAGAAGATTTAAGACAGTTCCTGTAGCTTCTCCTTTCTTATCATTTACCTATGAGTCTTTTAGGATTCAATTAAAAAATTTAAAATTAGCTTATCAAGAAATATCTGATCCTAATCCTATGATAAAAGCAATAGGGTTAAAAAGATTAGCAGGTATATCAGCTGCTACTGCAGGAGTTGCTGCTATAGTTGGATCTTCACAAGAAGATGAAGATATGGATAGAAACACCCCAGAAGGAAAAGCCAAGTTTGATCAATCTAAAAGATATACATTTTCTTGGCAAGAAAATTCAGATATAATTCCTTTAAGTATTGAAAATGGTGTTTATAAATATATAGATGCAACAGCATCTAATCCTTTTGGACCATCTATAAAAATGATGAACGCTTGGGATCCTGAAAAAGACATTGTTCAAAACACAATTGAAATGTTAAAAGTGGGTGGAGCAGAAAACTTTTTATCAGGAGATATATTAGCTCGAACAATATCAAATGTAATAAATAATCAAAGTGATTATGGAGGAAATATATATGAACCTGAAGCAAGTGATGATGTCAAAATGGACGCTATAATTGATTATGTAAAAAGAAAAATACTACCTGGTTTTATAAAGTTTGCAGAAAAAGCTAAAGATCAAGGGTTTAAAGATATTGCTATATCAATGACTGGCGTTAAACCATTTGAAGTGGATATGAGAAAACAATTTGGATATAAAGCTGGAAAGTTTGAATATGGTGGAAGAAAAAAAGACATAGAAGATGCAGCCAGCAGTTTTATAGAAAGAGGGTTACAGCAAGAAGGGTATGATAATATTGATGATTATTTAGAAAAAAACTTTGATGTTTTAATAGATGATTTTGCTGAAAACTTTGATCAATTTGTAGGGGAGGATGGTTATTTAAAAAATATTTTCCCAACTGATATAAAAGGATCTTCAGTATTTTTAAGATTTAGAGATTTTCAAGAAGAGTTCACTAATCAAAATGAAAAGTATAAAGAAATGGTTAATGAGCTTCATAAAGATTACAAAGCTTTGGTTGAAGCTGGAGGTGTTCCTGAAAAAGAAGCTCTACAAATATTAACAGATAAAGGTTTTAATGCAAAAGAACAACAAGAAATTATTTCAAACGCACCAAGAGATGTAAAAACAAAACTTACTAAAAAATTCTATAATTCTTTATACAGTGAAGTGTCTAAAATGTCTGACGCTAGAAGAAAAAAGTTAAAATTGGATAAATTTTATGAGTTTTATAAAGGTCAAAAATTAAGAATACCAATGGCACCAGAGAGTAAAATGACTGCCAGAGAAGCTTTAAAGAAAAGATTAGCCACATTAAAAATGACAGAAGAAGAGTATAGAAATGCAGTAGATACATTAGATTTTAATGGTGTAGATTTAGTAGATTTTATGAGATTCAAAAATTAAGAGTGGATCTCCATATGACATCTTGAGCATACCACAATGCATTTGTCAATTTCTGCTTGGATAGTGCTTATTGATAATCCGCTGTGAACACCATTGCTTACCTCGAACTCTTTGTTGTCTTCTCTATGATGAAACTCTAAAGCCCTGGTGCTAAAGGTTGGGTGAGTCTTTTTAGAATACCCACACTTGCAACACGACAAGTCCTCCTTGTAAGATGTGAGCCAGTCTCTGTTACGATATCTAAGATGAGCTTTTACTTTGTTGTAACACTCTTTACATTTAGCTCTGTAATACTTCTTGCCGTTTTTAATTCCTGCTGACCAATAATGATCAAGTGGTTTTTTTTTGCGACAAGTGTTGCAGACTTTCATTCTTTAATGTCTCGCAAAAGTTTAATTAATTTATCACAATGTTTGTTGACCTCCACCTGTTCTTGATCCATAAGATCTTCATATATTGCATCAGTGCAATCGTTAATCTGTTTCATAACGAAGTTAACGTAGGTCACGTGTTGATTCATTTTACTTATCCATAGCCTGTAAAAAACTCTCGCCCATTGAATGATCTATGGCTTTAATAGATCTATATATATTACGAGATTTTTTCTTTACATTTTCTTTGTCTGTTTTGGTGGAGTCTTTTCCTAAATGAGCATATAAATTACAATCAATTCTTAACATCTCGTCAATCTTTTCTCGATTAGACCAAGAAGAAAAGTTCATTATTTTTTCTATGTCATCGTAAGTGTAGGGCAATTCTCTCATTTTTGTAGTTGTAATTTTAATAATTTATTTTCTTTTTTCAAACTTTTTATTAAGGTTTTTAGTTCATCTTTGTCAAGATGATCAAAATTTTCTTCTTCCAAATGCAGTTTTTGTAAAATTTCATTGTAATTATTTACGATATCCTTATCGTATGTCATTAAGTTTTCTATAGTTTTTTTATAATAAACTGCTGTGGCGTGGTTTTTATTGATAACATTTCCTATTTGTTGAAAAGTAACATTGAGTGTGTCTCTACAGATTTTACAAAATAAACTTCTTGCCTCTACGTATTCTCTTTTTCGAGTTTTTTTTTCAAGATTGAGATCGTATAACTCTTCTATCTTCTGTTTTATTATATTTAATTGATTCATTTAGATATTTTTTTTTGTTGATTAAATCTAAGTATCTATCACATTCCACTTCTTTTATATCTATTAAAGCAACAAGAGGCTGGTCTTCTGTAAGTAAAGTTTCTACCTCCAACTCAAAAAAGGTAGGAATTTTTTCAGTGTGGATAACACCTCCATAATAATCTACCGTATATATATCTTCTTGTAAAGCTGTTTTTAAATCATCGTGACCTTCTACTACTTTTGAGTTTGGTTTTATTTGGTGCACAGTTTGATTAATTAATTCAGCTATTTTTAAAGAAACATCTAGCTGAAAATCATTTTGTAGTTTTTTCATAAAGTAGTCCTCTACTTCATAGATCATCTCCTGTGTATACTTCTGTTCTAAATCCATAACGTTCTAGCTCTTGCAATCTAAACTTTTGAAGTCCAGATAATTTTTTACCAGGTTTTTTTATTTCAGAGAACAAAACATTTGATCCCTTCGGAATAGCTAATATATCTGGTATCCCGTTTTTGTTAGTTAATTTTAATTTGATTACGTAATATCCCTTCTGCTCTAATTCTTTTATTCTTTTATTCTGAATCTCAGATTCTTTCATAAAAACAAAGTTATGAAAATTATAAAAACATTTCTCTTATTGCAGCTCCCAAATCAGCATTGTTCGGATACATCTTACATAACTCTTTGATTGATAGTTTCTTACGTTTTGGATTTTTATAACCGTAATCTTTTGATTGTCGATACTCGTTTAATGATCTTTTTTTCACTTAAAATACCTCCCTTCTTCTTTTGTTAATTCATAAAAATATTTCTCTACAAAAATATTATTTGCAAATTCCGTTCTGTAAGGACATTTTATTTTATGGATTGGTTTCTTTAGCAAATTTTCTTTCAGATCAAATAGGTCGTACACATATATACCTTCAGGATCACTGACCACATAAAATGGTCTTTTCTTATTTGCTTCACCTACCATTAAGAGTTGAAAGCATTTGTCTACTTGTAGAAATTTAGTGTCATATGCTTTATCTCTTATCTTTATTTCCAGAATCGAGTTTTCGTTGTATGCATCATACACATCGAAATCATCTTCAGATGGTACTAAATACTTATTGAATCTTTTATTAAGGTTCTCTATAAATTTGATCTCCTTCTCTTTCATCTATTAATTGTTTTATTAAATAACTTACAAGCCACTCATAATCAGGATGTTTATTAGTTGCTAACAACTTAAAAGATATTTTATCAGCTATGTCTCTTACGTCTTTCATAATTACAAACTTAATAAATCTCTTTTAAAGTGTCTTAGCGTGTAATCCTTTTTGTTAGAAACCGCCTTGTATATTCTAGGCTCAATACCCTTTTTTGAAAACACCCAATATACTTTGTTGTTTAGCCTTGTCTTAGTAGTCATCCTGTCTCTACTTTGCCAATAGCTAGTCGCGCTAAAGTCTATGTTATAATACACAATGTAGTCTGCATTACGAAGAGATATACCTTCCCTTCCACTTACTATTTGAAGTGCTATAACATTCCCTTTATTATCATCAAAAGAAGGCAGATCAGTAACAAGCTTATCGCCAAAAATATTTTTAAGTGCATCAAGCTCTGCTTTAAACTTGTAAAACACGCCAATCTTTTTACCTTGAAATGTTTTTTTTATGTACTCAGCCTTGCTGGTATCTAACACCATTGTATTTCCACTTTCAAATTTAACCGTGCCACTATACATTTGATGTAGCTTAGACATTAATTTAACGGGTGTGTCAGCCAATATAAACTCTTCTCCTACCTGAACTACTCTTTCACGCTTTAACTCCTCACACATCGCATAAATGTATTCGTCAATTTCTACATTCAAAAACCTTTCCTTTATCTCGGATGTAAATCCAGCTTCTTTTTGAGTGTAAGATATCGTAAATGGTTGCATCAAATGTTTTATAGTTTCTCTTCCTTTACTATAGTCAGTTACCCTAAACCCGTTTATCATTCTATCTCTTTTAGTTACGTGATCATCAGCAAAGCGATAAAAGTTTTTATATTTGCTGAAAGGGTTGTTCGGGCAACCATACACCTGGTGATAAAATTGCGAAAAACTTTCAGGAGTAGGAGTGCCTGATAAAAATATTACGTAAGGGTTTGATGTGATTATAATATCTTTCACTTGTTTCGCTCTTTTACTTGGTTTAGGAAAAGCGCCCAATGAATGTGCTTCATCAACTATAACCACGTCCCACGCCCTTTTGTCAATGTTATGAAGCTGTTCGTAATTAGTTACACGAATACTATACTTGGGATTTAACTTTTCATAATCCTCTTCAATGGATGGTATAGCTTTCTTTTTAGTTATAAACAATACATTGTGAATTTTTAAAAAATTATTTGCTATATCCAGGCTTGTTAATGTTTTGCCTGTTCTTACTTCCATTGCTAAGTAAACAAACTTATAATGATTTAATATGCTTGTTGCTTTTTTACTTATTTGTTTTTGGTACGTTCTTAATTCCATCTCTTAACATTTTATCCAATACAGCACACCTTTCGTAATCTTCTTCGTCTTCAAAGTAGGTGAGCAAAAATAATAACTCAAACTTTGTAAGCTTAGTGGTTGGATCGTGTGCAAATATTATATCTAAGTTTATTAAACTAACCTCTAACTCATCTAAATATTCTTCCAGGTCTTTTCCTGAAACGATTATGTTATAAGAATTTACAAAGGCTTGCTTTACTCGTTGTTGATCTGATATTTTTTTCATTAAAATGGTGGTTCTATTATTGAATTTCCATCTACAAATAGATCATCTTCTATAATTGTTTCCGGATTTTCAAAAGGTATTTCTTTTACTTCCTCTCTTGCGTGTTTGTTTATTATTTGTATCCACCTTCCCTTACTGCCGTCTTTTCCTTCTAATGGGTTTACACTTGTTTTATACACACCATATGATTTCAACCATCTATAAAACTCAGTCCTGGAAATCGTTCTCTTTGCTTTTGGCGCAAAGTCAGGGTTGTCAGATATAAAATCAAAATATAAATCTTGTTTATAAACCTTACCTCCATTCTCAAAATCTTCATTAGGTATGTTTCCGTCTATTAAGCCAAGCCACTCAATAAATTCGTGACAAGTTTTTTGTGCTAGCTTCTTAATTTTAAGATTAACAAAAGTACTTTTAATTAATCCGTTATTCATATAAAGCTGTAAGCAATGAATCATATAGTTGTCAAACTGACACCACTCAGACTTATCCCAATCGCCAAATAACAATTTACCAAACTCATCTAATGGCGTGTAACTTGAATTGTAATGTTGTGCCAATTCTAATTCCCACTTTCTTCTTTCAAAAGAATTACCATCACCTCTTATAGCGTAGTTAGTAGTGATAGCAACTTTGGGAGATTTGTCAAAAGGAATTTTTATTGCATCTTTATTTTTCTTCTCTAAAGTAAGTCCCTCTGTAATCACACTAAACAATCTTTCAAAGTCAAAGTTCTTTCTAACGTCATCAAAACAAAGTAGCTGAGTATCTGCCGAAACTAATTGATAAGGAAATGCTCTTTCAAAATGAAAAGCTTTACCATCTATTACCACTAACTTTTTCATATGTTGTAATGCATTCATAAATATACCTTTACCTGTACCTCCTTCAGGATCATTACTCAAGACTTCATCATAGAGTATGACAGCTGGGCAGTAAGATAAATTTTTATATCCGTGCATTAAATATCCAATAGTGCTTTCCATTGACCTTACTCTTTCAATGTTAGCCGCAGAAACATTAGATATAAACTTTTGATAATCACAATCATCATAATCACAAAAAGCAAACTTACGTGGTATAACGTGGTCTTTCCATACAAAACCACCTAAGTCTATGTAATCTATGGATTCAATTTTATTAGGAGATATCTTAACTGCACAATTTGTATAATACAAATAAGAAATATTTTTTGTGTCTTGCATAAAAAGAACATCTACGGAAGATAGTAAAGTTAAAAACTCTTCCCTAAAATATTTTGTGTTCTCCGCAAAATAGTTATAAACATCCACATCATTTACCTCCATTAAATAATTAAGAACAAAGTCTTTAATTTCTTTCTCAGTGGTGTTATCAATCAAATTATTCTTTACTCTTACAAACACATAACTTGTACTCCCCTGTGGATTATACTTGTAAAACCCTGCTTCTTCTAAAAAGTTTTTAAACTTTAAATGAAATATTTTAATAACACCTTTGGAAGATCTTGTCCAAAAGTCAGCATTAGAATTTTCCAGGCTAATTTTGTTTACTACTTCTTTAATCTTATCTTCTTCGTACTCTTCTCTTAGTTCTGCAACGATAGAATCTTTTGTCCTCCCCTGTATTATCTTTGATTTTATTTCAGATATCTTCTGAGTATCTTCATATGATTTAGATCCAAAGTTAGCCACTTGTGAATAAGCTGAGTCAATAGTTTGCTTAATTTCTTTTGCGCTAAAACTTTCCGACTCGTATCTTTTCACAACAAACTCAGCTAAAGATTTACTTATACCAAAATCGTTAAAAGCTGCAGCCAAAATATACAGGTTGTTGTTTCTTTGCCCTTCTTGCATAGGGTATTTTTTATCCCACCAATTAGTAAGTATTTCAATAATCTTACTTTCATCTGTAATAGGAATAGATACTTCACTGGTCTTTACTTCTACGGGAGTTATTCTTTCTAACTTCTCCACCCATAGTCTTGATTCTTCGTTTATATAAATCTCTGGATCATAACTTTCATAACAAACCCTTGATAAGTTCTTACAAGTTAAATCAAAATGAGTTGAATTAAAGTGATCGTTCAATGCCTCAAAGAAAAAAACGTGTGAATCTATTTCATTAGGTATTTTAACCAACACTTTTAATCCTCTACCTGATGGTGATATGAAGCAACTATACACGTACTCATCCTTGCATATGTCTTTTTTAAACTTTTGTAAATCTTCATCACTTGAAAACTCATCGAAGTCCAAACATATCAAACCACTATGTTCTTGAATGGAAGCATCGTTTCTTTTACTAAATACTCCACTAAAGCAAATCGCAGGTAGTTGTTTCTTTAGTTCGTTTATTTTATTTTTTTGTTTTAACGATCTAATCTTTTCGATTAAATCTTTTGACTTACCATTTTGTATTCTATGTAAAGCCACTTCTACTCCTCTATGAAAAGGTTGACTTGTTTCTTTAATGTTTTTAAATAGTGTAATGTACCTCTTATCCATTTTAAAATTAATTTAATTGTTAGTGCCGAAATGACGATTTTGTTATAAAATCTAGCGTAAATATATAAAATACATTCATTTATATAGTTTTTATTTTTTTTATTTTTTTTTAAAAAAAACGTCACTATAGTGTCTTTTTATTTCTTTTTGTATACTTAACATAACATAAAGATGGAAATATAAATATTAAGTATATAAGTAGTAATAATAAATAGTTACTTGAAAATTCTATAAAAAAGTGTTGTATTGTTTTCATAATTGTTTCTTTATAAAAAAGGGGGTGCGGCACCCAAAACTTTACCCTACACCCCCCTAAGATAAAGCATTGTCCTCTTTTGGATCAACGCTAAATCCATATTGTTAGAAATTTACTTCTTCAGTTTTCTTGGGCTCGTAAGTATCCAACTCGCAGTAGTAGTTACCACCTTTTGCTTGTTTGATATCTAAGTTTACCCAACCATTCTTAGCGTGTGATGTTAAGAATGCTACCGCCTCATCAACCTTGATGGACTGCCTCCCTACTACAAATTCAGGAGCTGTTTCGTTTCTCTTAAAAGAAAAACCTGATGCAAATATTTTTTCTTTTGTCATCATTATTTGTTTTTAATTTACTCACAACTTATCTATACATAAATCCAGAGTGTGAGCATACCTGGAATTAATTTAGTAATTCATCAAAATAAAAATCATCAATAGATATCTCAGAATCTTCAGAAAAAAACTGACGATAGATATTAACTGCTCTCTCTACTTTTCTCTCTCCGCTTTCTAAAAATGATTCAGTTGGTTTATAAATACCAAGCAACATACTTGTTTTATCTATGACGTAAAAATGTACAGGCACTCCAAATATCTGTTGGTATATGTATGCCTGACTATCATAGTTGTATTTCTTTGCTGATAAATGAAATTTGGATATATCTGATGTGGTTTTTAGATCTATAATCTTATCCTCACATAGTACATCTGCCTTTCCCTTCCACTGCTCACCTTTTAAAAACACTACACCAGGTACTTCATACTTGTTTGTGTTGGCATAGATGTCATCAAAGAATTTAAAGTTAGCTTTCATTACGCTACATAGTTCTACTAAGTGATCAACTTCGTGCTGTAGTATAAGCATTTTTTCATCATAGTCATATAAATCTTTTTTATACGCTGTACTATTTCTTGATCTTGATGTGCTAATTTTAAACGTCTCTATTTTGTCGGGTTCTAACATAAAAGTATGAAAGTATCTACCCTCTATCAACGCTTTTGTTTCTTGTACGGGTTGCCTAAACCCTCTAGGATTATTTAATAAAGTGTATATGTCTGAGTTCGATAAGAATTTTTTACCGAACTCTCCATAATAATCTTTATCATTCTCAAGGCGTTTTAATATCGCCTCCATTACTTAACTTCTTTTTTAATAGCATTTAATGCCTTTGGAGTAAAGTCATACTTCTTTTTCAAAGCATTTACCACAGCATCAAACCCAAGATGTTTATTAGCCACTACATACTTTAAGCAGTCCGACCATTTTGCATCTCCTATGTCTATTACGCCTTTGTTTACAACCACCTGTGTCTTTCCGTGTGTATTGGTAACATCAGGATCATTGGTGTCATCTATTAGTAATAAACCATTCAAAGCATACTTTCTTGCATACGATGAAGAACTTCCGAAGCTTTGTGCTATGTCCATCCCTTTTCTATTTGGATCTACACCAGCACAAGAACTTACACTGATCTCTTCTGATCCTTCTCTGTAAGTAGCTGTGGCTATGATAGTTACGATACCACCCATATCTACCACCTCATCAGATAGTGTTATAGATGCTTTGTGTTTCTTTAGTATAGGCTTTACGGCCTCAAGTATGTCCTCACAAGAACGATACTTGTATTTGCCAAAACTATTGTATTGGTTTTTAGGAGCCTTCAACTCCGATTGTATTAAATTTAATTTACTCATTGTTTATTTATTTATTGTTTATTTTATTTATAAGCTTTTTATAATATATATATTTATCTTCCCAGTATTTTTTAAATCCTTCTTTTGTTACCTTATTTGATTTATATTTTGGATGAATTACTTTGTAACCATTGCTTTGCAACATTTCTATTGCTTCCAGTTCTTTTTTATGTAACATTTCTAAAGCTATTAATACATTTTTATAACTAGACTCACTTTCTTCCATTAACTGATCTAAATACGTGTGTTTTTTTTTCATTGTTTATTTATTTATTGGTTATTTCGTTATAAAGATTTCTCCAGTCAGCATCATCATCTATTTTTTCTGCCATCTTATTTTGTGCATATATAATAGTAGAGTGATCAATATACTGATCGTACTTATCATTAGCATACTCCTGTATGTAATGAATGTTTATATTGTTTTGCTTACATATGTAAAAGAACATATGTCGAGCATCAATATTTTTTCTTTTTTTGGATTTATCAAATATATTTGATTGTGCTACTCTCAGCCTGTTGCAGACCTTCCTTAGTAGACTTTGTATTGATTCTGTTTTCGTCATATTCTTGTTCGTTTAATAAATACTCTTGTTGTAAGTATACGTCATCAATGGTCATCAATTGATGATAAAACATATACATATCTTTACTTTTTCCCATTGTGCTAATATAATTATTGTTAGTAAAATATGCAAGAAATGTTGGTGAATTATTTTTTAGCTTTTATTAAAATATCTAAATCTTGTAACACTCTAAGCATTCCTATGCCTTCGGCTTTTTCTCTTGAGTTTCCAAAGTCAAGTAGTTCCATTGCCATTTCTCTTTGCGTTTGTATAAATTTTTCTAAGTTCATCGTTTGGTTTATTTAATTTATATATAAATTTTATGGCATCAATGGTGGCTTTTATTTCTTTTTTTTGTATGTACTGCCACCACTTTAATTCTTTTAATTGCGTATTTAATTCTTTTAGATCCGCGATGCCGTTTATTATTTCAATGTCTCTGTTCGTCATCTTCTTCATCTGTTATGTGAACAAAGTTTTTTTCTAACCAATCTTTAGAAACTCCCTTCTCGATTAGCTTTTCTTTTAATTTATCTTTTTTCATTTGTTATTTTATTTTTAATTATTTGTTCTATTCTTTTTTGTCTCTTGATCTCTTTGTCAAGTTCTTTTAATTGTTTTTTTATCTCTTTTATGATTTCCATTTCTTTAGCCTTTCATTATATTTAATTAATAATTCTCTTTTTAGTGGGTCTACCATACCCCGTTCAACGGCATCCATACATATTTGATAATGTAATCTGTGCACCCTTTCTTCGAGGTATTGCTTGTGTCTCATACATCTGGTGTATTTTTTAAATAGTTTCATTACTGTATTTTTTTAGTTTAACTTCTTCTATTTCAAAATGTTCTGCTACTGATCCAAGCAGTTTTGCCCCCTCATAGGTACAAGACCAAGAAACATCTTGTGGATATTCACCACCATAATATCTATATACTTTATACATTTTCATAATCATCAATTAATTTTTCTAACATTGTGTCTGTATATATTTTACTATATAACTTCACTTCTCTATAATCTTTGGTGTATTCATTTCCATCTATGAATGTCATACCACCGTTGCCGTCATTCCAAATGCTTATTCCTTTGTGATTTGTTCGGCATTCATACCCAAGACCTCTCCGTGTCTCAAAGTATCTTACGTTTGTTACTTTTAGTTGTGTCATATTACTTATCGTTTTTAATTGTTATTATTTTTTGATTAAATTTCATCTTTGGTTGATTGAGCAATATCTGTTATTACTTCTTCAATCACGTGGTGCACATCATCGCTATTTAGTATTGTGTTAACCAACCATTCTATTTCATCGTGTGGTTGCATACAATCATTCAGCACCCACAATGCGTATTTCTCTACGTCTTTCTGATTTATTTTTTTATTCATCTTTATCTAATCTTTTAATTGTTAGTATTTTGTCATTTTCTTTTTTGAACCACACCAATAAATTTATTAGTTGGTCTAACTCCAAAGCATTCAACCTATTCTCTGAGTAATGTAAATTAGTTACATTCTTGTTGAAAAGTTTTGTGGCTTGGATCTTTATGTCATTTATTAAATTTTGTTTGTTCATAATTGTTTGTTTTATTGTTTGTTTATCTGTAAAAGTTTTCTTGGTCTTTCTGTATTGCTTCTGCTTCTCGTATCCATTCTTGTATTTCTTCTTCAAATACGTAGTCGATGTAGTCAACGTCCTCATCAAATACAATCTCTCTACATTTTTCCTCGAATTCATCTTTGTAATAGTACAAGTCATTAGGATCAATGGCATCGTGTCGCTCATCGTGTAGCCAATAGATTTCGTATCCATCAGCTGTATTTAGTTGGTCAAATATATATGTTTTCATAATTGTTTGTTTTTAGTTATAGTTATTATATTCTTTTATAAATTCTACTACTGCTTTGTAAGTGGTGTCTATATCGCAAGTCATAACTGCATCAGAAATACGCTTACTCATATGCTCTTGATAACACTTGTCAATTACTGGCATCAACCAATCCCAAGAGGAGTGGTATTGTAGTTCTTCTTCGTGTAATACATCTAATGTATTATCGTCAAAGTCATACTCACTATATCCATCGTGCATTATTTGATGCACTTCCATAAATTCTGCTATTAGTTTATTTTGCTCCATAATTATTTGTTTTATTTTTAATTTACTACAAACCCAGTACTATCTTTTTTGGCATCTCCTTTTGCCTTCAATCCTAATACTACATTTTTATGTTTAGTCATTTCTAAATCTGTTTTATCTCCGTCTATTACTTTAAATCCTTTGTAAGTATCGGGTAATTTATTTCTAAATACTATCGACACATTGCCACCTGCATTTAATACGTTCATAACGTCCTGTTCATTGTCTTCCTTTCGTGATAATGTTACGTGATACCTGCTTCCCAAATACTTTTTCACTTTTCCAGGTATTGCCGTATAGTCATACACTATAATATTTTTGTATGTATCGTCATTTAATAAATCTAAATTCGCATACTTTTTTAATTGGTATACAAAATCTACATCGCTCAATGTGTTTAGCCTTAAAGCAAACATTTCATTTGTCAATTTACTTTTGATAGCTATTTTGTTGATCTCCTTTGCTAGTTGATTAATAAATTTTTGCCTATCAAATAAATAGTAATTTGTTTTATTTATTCTTGATTGTTGTACGTTGGTAAACTTACCACGTCCTGCCGTAAATAAACAAGCTAATGCACAGCCTTTTGAAGCTTTAGGGCATAAGTTTATGCCCTTTGCGTTCTGTGTGTGTGGTGCAAGTGATAAATTGAATGTCGTAATTTCATTCTTATTTAGTTTTGCATTACCTCCTTTAGATAGTAAGTTTTTTACTTCTTTATATTGCTTTGTAATTGCTTCCATATTTAATTGTTTGTTTTATTTTTAAAAAAATAGGGGAACTATACACGACAAATAGTATAATTTTACAAAGTTGGTTTCTCCTAACTTTAACCCTATTTATTTTATTTTATTTGTTTGCGAATATGTAACAATCGTTATATAAACTTTTCTTGTTGTATTTATGTAGATCGTTTGTATGTACATTTTGTGTTGATGTACATTGAACCATTACAATGATTGTTAAAATAAAAATTGTTGTTGTTATAATGATTTGACTCAAATTCAACCAAATCATATTTTTTGTGTACTTATCCATAATTATTTGTTTTTTGTTTGTTTATTGTTTGTTAATCGTTGGTAAAGATATTAAAGTTTTTTTAATGTGCAAATGTTTTTTTAAAAAAAAGTATTGTTTCAATCCTCATAAATTTTCTTTCATTTCGTCAAAATCCCCAAAAATTTAGTGGTTTATCATCTGTTAAATGTCTTTTTCGGATTGCGTTTCCGTTTTATTTTTTTCTTTTTTCAATACTCTTTTTTATTTGTTTTTTAATTTGATTATGTGATACGCCATAAATGACCAGTAGTTTTTAATAATTTGATCCTCTAATTTTTCGCTCAAGGTATCCACTTCTAATAAGTTTTTAGATAGTTCTAAAATTTTATTGTATTGGTATGGAATATTAATAGCAGAAGGTAAACCTTGCAACCAATTTGCAAACCTGTTTTGAAAATTTGGATATCTCAGTTGATTATTTTTATAATTAAATTCACTTTCAAAACAATCAAATAAAAAATCTAATTTTTCTTTTGGTGTATCTGTTTTTATTCCGTAATCTTTTCCATCTATTGCACTTAATAAATAGGTTTGAATATTATCTAAATATTTCTTTGAGTTAGTTCTTAGCATTTTATTTGTTTTTATTGGGGGCTTTCGCCCCCTTGTTTTTATACCTGTGCAAGCACTGATATTGTTATTATTAGGATTGTTGTTAATGTTATGATTTTACTCAAGTTAAACCATAAGATGTTTTTTTGATATTTATTCATAATTGTTTATTTTAATTTAAGTTTGTTTGTTTGCAATTCGTTTGCGTTTCGTTGGTACAATTATAGGCAATAAAACAAATACAATCCAAATTTTGTTTAACCTTTTTGATTTTGAACATAACAGGGAAACAACAGATAAGAAAAAAAAGTTTAGCACGTTAAACAAAACAACAAAGTTTTCTAACCTGTTAAACAGAGATGAAAAAAAAATTAATAAACTTTTGTTTGATTTTAGCACCTGTAAAACAACAATAAAAAATATTTTTGTTTAGGTTAATTATTTGTGGGATAGATTCTATTCCTTCCCTCTGAATGTCTTGAAGGGAAGGTTTAAGATTTAAACTTAATCTGTTGATCAGGTTAATGTTTAATACGTTAAACGAAAAATAAATTATTGAATTTACTTTGATTTAAATTTTAAATTTATTACGTGGACTAAACGTAGATATAACGTTAACCACTACGCACTAACTACGCACACACGCACACACGTAAAAACGCCAAAAAATCCTACAAAAAAAAATTTATTTTATACCCCCCTATGTCAAAAAAAATCGTTTTCGTATGCGCACACGTAGACGTATATCAATATATAACCCCCTACCTCTACATATCTAATATATATATAGTATCTTTATATATACTGTATGTTACTACAGTAAGATCCTTGGGACGTTTTTCTGCTGAGAAGTGAAAAGCCAGCTGTAGTTAAAGCCTACCATCAGCAGTGTCCTGGGGTTAGTTTCTTTAAAATAGGTCTATTTTGTGACGTTTTAGTACTATAGTGACGTTTTTTATAAGAAAATAAATAAAAAAAAATAAAAGTATATATAAGTGCTTTTTTTTATAAGTAGCTTGAAACATAGTAAAAATCGTCACATCGGCACTTTAGTTTGGTAGTATAATATTTATTTATATATTTGTTTCGAATCTAATTTAATTAAATACAATATGTCCTACACCCCTAAAGAGTTGGTCTTTGATGAGAAGGCCAAGCGCAAGTTAAAAAGCGGTATTACTAAAATCTGCAACGCAGTAAAGAGCACGCTTGGTCCGGCTGGTAAAACAGTAGTTATAGAATCCCCTAATCATACCCGTGGTATTACAGTTACAAAGGATGGAGTGACTGTAGCTAAGTCGGTTTACTTGTTAGATCCGGTAGAAAATCTAGCGGTTCAGATGATTAGAGAGGCTTCTCAAAACACTGCAGATTCGGCTGGAGATGGTACGACAACGAGCATCGTTCTGGCGGAAGCATTGATAGAACAGGGGTTGGAGGAGTTGGAGGAGCAGCCAGATATCAATATTCCTAAGCTTGTAAAGCAGATCAACGAAGGAAGGGATAAAGTAGTCAAAGAGCTGGAGAGAATGGCTAAGAAGCTAAATAAAAAGAGACTGCTTGATGTGGCTTCTATATCGGCAAATAACGACAGGGAGATAGGAAAGATCATTGCGGAGGCTTACGAGAAGGTGGGTGCTGATGGCGTGGTGACGGTAGAGAACTCGGAGACTTCAGAGACTTATGCTGAGGTATATGATGGTATTAAACTGCAGAGGGGATATACCAACAATGCGTTTATCAATAATCACAAGCGGGACGAGTGTGTGCTGGAGAACTGTTATGTGCTAATTACGGATCACGTTATTAATAATGTATTGCAAATTGAGAATATATTAAAACCAATTATTAATCAGGGCAAGGAGCTGCTTATTATTGCAGACTGCAGCCAGAACGTAGTGAATACGCTTGCGGCTAATGCAGCAAGAAATGGTTTAAAGATATGTAATATTACTCCACCTAAGTTTGGCTATAAGAAGCAGGAGATAATGGGCGACATTGCTTTGGCTACTGGCGGTAGTTATATAAGCGAGTCTACGGGTGATGATTTAAATATGATATCGTTAGACCAGCTTGGTATAGCAGAGAAGGTAATAGTAAGTAGAGAAGACACCGTGATGATTGGTGGCAAAGGTGATAAGGTAGCTATTGAGGAAAGGGTTAAGGAGCTCAAGATACAGCACGGTAGTTTAACGGCTAAGGGTGAGCGAGACTTTGTAACAGAGCGTATAGCTAGTTTGAAAGGTGGGATAGGAGTAATCTTTGTGGGTGCGCACTCTGACATTGAGCAGAAAGAAAAATTTGACCGCATCGAGGATGCGGTGTGTGCTGTGAGTTCAGCACTTGAAGAAGGGGTTCTTCCAGGAGGAGGAGTTAGTTTATATAGGGCGTCTTCTAAATTAATGGATACTGGTGCTAGTTTTGGAGAGATATTGCTGTATAGGTATTGTATTACCGAGCCTTTCTTTAATATATGTAAAAACGCAGGGATGGAGGATATGGAGATTGCGGAGATAGAGACGTTGATCCAGAACAGTGAGGTAAATATGGGATACGATGTGAAGAACAATATGTGGGGTGATATGTATAAGATGGGGATATTAGATCCACTTAAAGTAACTAAGAACGCACTAGTCAATGCTGTATCAGTGGCTACGACTATATTAAGCACTAACGCTATTATTACAATGGCGAGAGAAGTAAGCAGTAATTATGAAGCCGGTAAATAAATACATACTGATTGATCCGATTACAGAAGAAGTAAAGACTAACTCTGGGCTTTTGTTAAGTAGTGACGATAAGAATCAACTCAGATACAAGAAAGCAAATGTGGTAGAGACTAGTGACCTAGTGGAAACGATTAATAAAGGAGACGAGATCTATTACGACAAGGCGCAAGCACACGAAGTAATTATTTTAGATAAATCTTACGTAGTTATTCAAGAGCGTGACGTGGTGGTTGTTTTATAGACTTGTTTAGTTCTATAATCGCATTTCGATAAACCTTATCCATATACTTCACATCATCCTTAAATAAAGGATTTACTCTTGGGTCTTCCCCTATTTCTTCACCATTTAGTTTGGCATAGATAGAGCTGACGGCTCTTTTACCCTTAAAAGACAGTTCATATATATTTCCTTCTCTACCCTTTCCTTCTCTCCATAATCTAATATAACCTCTGTCGATTAGTTTTTTAAAACGAGTTCTATCCCAAGACATCATCTCGGCATACTGGTGAAATGTTTTTTTGTTAAAAAAGTTTTCGCTGTATAGAAACAGCATCATATCCAGATCACCCACACTAAAACCATACTTGGCTTTAGCCCAGTAGCGAATGATTCGCCAGTACTTTAAATAATTATGAGAAGGGGTGATTCGTTGCTTAGGTTTGCGTAAAATCTTTTTCATATCTTTGTAAAATTAATAAATTAATCTAAATTATAATGGACAAATGTGAAAAATGCGGCAAGCCTCTTTTAAAAGAAACACTAGAAAAATGTGTTAATGCAGTTTGCGAATCAGCTATCAAAGCTATTGGAGATACTAAAGATAAATTAAATGGTAAATTAAACCATTTAAAAGTGTAAATATGGCACGTAAAAAAACCAAAAAGAAAAATAAAATTTGTGCTGCTGGAATAGCTTGGGCAAAGAGAACCTTTGACACTTACCCTGGTGCATATGCTAATATGGCGGCAAGTAAATATTGTAAAGATCCTAATTACGCTAAGGGTGCTAAAAGAAAAAAGAAATAATGGACGCAAAAAAATTAAGAGAAATATCTAGTCAATTAAAAAAAGCATCAGCTATGCATAAAGCTCAAGCAGGTAAAATTGACAGACTAATTAAATCACTTTCAAAAAAGAAGAAATGAGTAAGTTAAGTAAAGCACAAAGAAAGATTGCAAGAGCAGCTATGCCTTTCGATAAAATCACAGGAGCTGATTTTAAAGTATTAAAAATGATAAAAAAGAAAAAAAATGCCAACAGTAAAATATAAATGTGGAGACACAGGAAAGATGAAAACAAAAGAATTTCCATACAATGCTGTGGGAATACCACAAGCAGTTGAGTTTTATAATTTAAATAAAGAAATGGGTGCTACAATAAAAATGAACCCAGGGAAAGGTAAAACAGAAATGGGTTATTGATGGGAGCTTTAAAAAAATGGAGACAACAACGTTGGGTTCGTATAGGAACTGATGGATCTATAAAGGGTGAGTGTGGTACGAGCAAAGACAAAAAGAATCCAGACCGTTGTTTACCGTATAAAAAAGCTATGTCAATGACAAAAGCAGAACGAGCAGCTACTGCAAGGAAAAAGAAAAGAGAAGGAAGCAAGGGGAAAACCTATGTATCCAACACAAAAAAGGGTAAAGTAACTAAAAAATACACATAATCGTGAAGGTATCTGAATCGACAGAATTTAAAATAGATATTAAGACAGTAATAGCAATAATAATGATAACATCTTCTTTTGTAGGTATGTATTATACATTACAGGAAGATATTGCAGAAGCAAAGATGTTGCCGCCTACAGAGGTAAAAAGGCTAGAATATGACCTAAAAGAAGAGTGGAATAAAGAAAATATAGAAGATCTTCAAGAAAGAGTAGATATGTTAGAGCAGGTAGATGATGTTTTGTTTGAAGAATTAAAAGTATTGTCTATATTAATTCAAGAAGGATCAGAAAGTGATGGTAAACTAGAAGAACTTAATAGACAGTTGGAAGAGTTAAAGAACAAAAAAAATAAACCAACTATAATTGTGAAGGAAGTAGAGGTAGAAAAGAAAAAAAGAAGGTAATGGCTACGAGTAAAAAAAATATGAAGTGCAATGTAGTACGTGCTAGCACAAGACCTGGTAAGAAAAAAATGGTAAAAGCTTGTCAAGGTGGTAAAGAAAAGCTAATTCACTTTGGCGCTAAAGGATACGGTCACAATTACTCAAAGGCAGCTAGAACAAGTTTTAGAGCTAGACATAAGTGTGACACGGCTACATCGAAGTTGACAGCTCGGTATTGGGCGTGTAAACACTTGTGGGCTGGCAAAGGAGGATCTACTAAGAGTTCTCCTAAATCAAGAAGGGGTAAATATTAATTTGTATATTTGTAAAAATAAATCACTATGAAAAATTTTATGGACGGACTCGGAATGATTGATGGCCGAGAAGTTAATTTAAGACCACAACCAGAAATGGGAATTTCTAAATTAGCTAGAATGAAAAAACAAATGAAAAGGTACGACAAAGTACAGATGATGGCAGAAGCTCAAGAGCTAGCCAATGCTAATATTAACTTATTTAAAAAATAAATAAAATGCCAAAAACATTAAAAAAAACCTCTAAGCAATATGTTAAGAGTGGAGTTAAAACAATAAAACCAAAAAAAACTTTAGTTAAAATATCAAACCCATATAAAAAATAAAAAATGAAACACCAAGGTTACAACGACAGATTAGACGAGTCTTTAGGAATGAAGCATAAAGGAAAAAAGTACAAGCAAGATTTGAAAGCTAGAAGAGACGAATCTAAAGGAGATTCTAAACATCTAACAGGTCACGCTTACTCTGGAGATCATTCAATGAAAGAAGACAAGCACTACCCTAAAAGCGTAAAATCACATATAGGAAAATTAATAAAAAAATGAAAAAAATATCATTAATTATAGCACACCCCATATTTAAGTCTGCTTGTGCAGTTGGGATTGGGGCACTGATGATTTTAGAATCTCACCCATTATATGGGGGCTTTGCTTTTGGTGTCGCTGCAAGAGAATTTTTACTAGCGTTTAAAAAGTAATAATATGAAAATGAAAGGATTAGGAGATGTGATTAATCTCGCCACAACGGTTACTGGAGTAAAAGCTGGAGTAAAAGCAGTTTCTAAAATGACAGGAAAACCGTGTGGATGTGAAGAAAGACGAGATACATTAAATCGAAAATATCCTTTTACAAAAGAATAAAAAATGGCATATCAAAAATTACAAACATCAAGAGCATTAAAAGTATTTGCTACGGATAACATCAATGCTTATCCAGATCCTTCTCGAATAGCTACATCAGGGACTAACGCTTCTGTTACATCTAATAAGTTAGTGGCTTCTGGAACTAGTTTTACAACTACAGTAGAAACTGGATACATTGTAGAAAATAGTACAGACGGGTCTTATGCAATAGTTAAAGCAGTAGACAATGACACTACACTTACTTTAAGTGCAGATATATTTACGGGAACTTCTAAAGCTTACATCATATATAGTCAAGTAGCTAAAGAACCTTGCATCATATTTGTGGGCACAGGGGGAGACGTTAACCTATTTACTGCAGACGAAAACACTGTTTTATTTAAAAACATCGCAAACGCTTCTTTTTTACCTGTACAGACTAAAGTTGTAAAAGCCACTGGTACTGCAACTGCAGCTGACTTCATAGCTCTTTGGTAAATGTTTACAACAATTGGTGTAGGCATAGCGACTATATTTAAGTCAACACCTGGCGCTGGCGGTGGTGCATTTGCTTACACTGCTATTGATAATAGTTTTTCAATGGAGTTTGATGGTGTGGCTAGTACGTTTAATGCTGGGCTTTTTCAAGATCTAGATAATGGAGATGTGTCAGCTTGTATTTGGGTTAATACATCAAACACAAGAACAAATACAGATTATTTTTTTGGTAATTCTGGTTCTTCTACAATCGCTGGATTTGATATTTCTATTAATAGATATGGTAGTGTAAGAACATTTAGAAAAACAAGAACACTAAGTGCTGATACTGGTTATAACGTTGTAGGACTTACAACAAACACTTGGCATCATATAGCTTTCACATATGAAGAATCAACAAATACAATTAAGCAATTTTTTGATGGGCAACTTACAGAAACAATAGTAGGTTCAACAAGAACTAAGGCAGCAAGTAGGGATTTACATATAGGTTCTTATAATGGTACAGGTAACTTTTTTCTTGGTAAGCTTGATGAGGCAGCTATTTGGAGCACAAAACTTTCTGAAGAAACAATACAAGCTATATACAATGCCACAGCAAATAATCCTGGTAAGGTAGCTGATTTAAGTGAAACACCTGAAGGCGCACCTGCTGCCTGGTATAGAATGGGAGATTAATTATGAGTACAAATTATATAGCACCAATGTGGCGAATGCCAAGAAACACTAACAAAGATAAGTTAAGTAATTATAGCATAAACTTTAATGGAAGTACTGATTATATAGACTGCGGTAGTCCATCTTTGTTTGATGATTTAACTTCTTTTTCTTTTTCTTGCTGGTTTAACTCTGATTTAAAAAGTCAAGATAGAGGTATTTTAGGAAAATGGTTAAGCGGTACAGATAGAAGTTTTGCATTAAATCTTGAAACAAGTGGTAATATAAGATTTGTTGTTAGAAATAGCAGCCAAACTGCTGTATCAACTTATATTAATACTTCTGACTGGAGTACAGGAAATTGGTATAATGTAATAGGTGTTTATGATGGTACTAATGTTAAAGTATATTTAGATGGTGTTTTAAAAGATACAGCATCACTAACAGGTACAGTTTTAAACACTACACATCCATTCAGAATAGGAAAATATCATAGTACAACAGCAACTTTTAGTGGTAAAATTTCACAAGTATGTTTTTTTGATTATACATTATCTACTGATCAAAGAAATTACCTATACAACTTAAACAATCCAATGGCTATAACAGGTGCAGAACCTGTAGCGTATTGGCCACTAGGTGACAACTCAAATCCAAATTCAAATGCTGGTTATCCTAACATTTCAGTTGGAGCAGATAGTGTTTTTGAGTTTGATGGGAATGATTATGTAAATACAAATTTTCAAATAGGAACAGAAACAGCTTATAGTTTTTCTGCTTGGTTTAAAATAGCTTCAGCACCAGCAGCTGATTCAATTATTCTTGCTGATGCTAATTCAGCAGGTCAATCAAGAAGTCAAAGAGCACAATTAGGTTTTTATCAAAATTTCTTTTTTGCTATTATGGGTAATGGCAGTTCCTCTTGGTATGATTTATCAAGCTATAATATTTCTGCTGCATATGATAACAATTGGCATAATATAACATTAGCAATTAATGGAACAAGTCAAAAACTTTATTTAGATGGTTCTTTAGTACGAACTTATACATCATCAATTAGTGCTGGTACAGCAGGAACACAAAATTATACTATAGGTAGATATGGAGATTATAATGGTCATTATTTTGAAGGAGAACTTTCAAATGTTCAAATTTGGGATACAGAGTTATTAGCTTCAGAAGTTACTACACTTTACAATTCAGGAGTGCCATTAACAGGAACACAACCTCAAGAAGCTAATCTAAAAGCTTGGTATAAGTTAGACCAATCTGCAAACTGGGAAGCAGATAGTTCAGGCAATTGGCAGATACCAGATGCAGTTTCAGCATATCCACAGAGTTTTGATTTTGATGGGAGTAATGACTTTATAAATACTAATCTTAACGTTGATAACTATACAAATTTAACTTATTCAGTTTGGGTTAATCCTACATCATTAAACCAACAAAGTGGTCTTGCCTATACAAGTACTGTTGATAATTTTGGATTTTATTTCTGGTCTGGAAGTGGCGGTCGATTTTACGTAAAGATAGGTAGTGCCATTGGTCAAATAGCAGGTACGTGGTCACTTGGTAAATTTGGAACACTTGGGGAAGAAAAATGGTTGCATATTGCAATTGTTTATGACGGAAATGGTGCAACTGATGCAGATAGATTAAAAGTTTACGCTGATGGTAATTATGTTGCTTTCACTACATTAGGTTCTATTCCTACTTCAATTCCTTCTGGTAGTGGTGATTTAATTATTGGAAAATATAGTACATATGAATGGGATGGCAAAATGAGCAACGTAATGCTTTTTAATAGTTCACTACCAGCAACAGGTGCAGATTCAGTAGAAACACTATACAACAACGGAGTACCCTTAACAACTGCTATAGCCACTGATAACCTAAAAGCGTGGTACAAACTTGATAATACAGAAACTTACCTAAAACCAGATGCTTCCCAAACTCAAAATTTATATGAAGCTTGGCTGGTTGAAAATCAAAAATACCCAGCTTCAGTAGATAAGTGTTTATTATTTGCTAATAATAACGCTATAACATATGACAACTTTAACTTAATTAACGAACCAGAATTAACTGTATCGTTTTGGTATTTACACGATAATTCAATAAACTCATTTGATAGAGTACTTGGTAGCCGTGATAATGTGGCTTATAACTTTTATGTAAATGTTAGTAGAAGCGGTGCACCAAATGTTAGTATTCTTTTAAGAACAAATGATGGTGCTGGAGGTTTTGTTAATAATAACTTGTATTTTGGGAATATTAGTACACCTACTGTAGGATGGAGGTTATTAACAGTGACTTATAATGGTAGTGTAATAAAAGCATATGTCAATAATGAAGAAGTTGATTCTTTATCAGCTACAGGAACAGTGTACGATTTAAATCCTTATATAGGCGGCTCAAGAAATTACAATCAATCTATAAGAGATGGTAATGGTTCTGCTAACGGTATGAGAATGTCAAATGTTATATATTGGAACAAAGCATTAACACCAAGTGAATTAACAACATTATATAACAATGGAACACCTTTGTTAACTAAAGAATCTATACCACAAAATTCAAGTATGCTTCTTTGGAATACTTTAGAAAATAAAACAGAAACTATTGGCGGTGGTTTATATGATAAATCTGGTAATTCAGTTTCTATTCAAAGCATTGCTAATTCTTCTACAATAATTGTAGACAATGTACCAGTATCAGCAGAAAGTGCTTTAAGTTCAGGGATGACAGAACAAAATTTAGTAAACAATAATGTTTCTGTGTTAAATGGTGAGAGCGTAGGTATGAACACTACAAACTTAGTGACTAGTAATTTAACTAGAACACAGCCGTATAGTAACTATAGTTTTAATTTTGATTCAGCTCAATCTGATTATTTTGATTGTGGTAATGATACTTCTTTAAATTGGGGTACAGGAAATGGTAGTGTTTCTTGTTGGTTTAAAACTACACAAAACGTAGTTAGTGTTGCGGATTTAGTAATAAATGGTGGATTTAGTACTGGAGGAAAAGCATATATTTTATATTTAGATTCTAGTGAAAAAGTTGGATTTGCTTTAGATGATAATTCTTCACCAACAACACCTGCACAAAGTTCAGGTTCTGTAGCAGATGGAAATTGGCATCACGTAGTAGGAGTTAGAGAAAGTGGAAATATAAAGCTTTATTTAGATGGGTCATTAGTAAGTACTCAAACTGATACAACTGGTAACATTGATTCTACAGATCCTTTAATTATAGGCGCAGGAATGAATGCAAGTACTGGAGTTGTAGGTAATTTTTATAACGGTGAAATATCTAATGTAGCTATATGGGATTCTGCTCTTTCATCAGACGATATTATAAATTTATATAACAATGGTATTACGCAAGATTTAAATAACTTTAGAATAACTCCAATGGCTTGGTGGCCGTTAGATGAGCATAGTTCTTATTATGATGGAACGGATTGGGTGGTTAGAGATCTTGAAAATAGTAATGATGGACAAGGAGCTAATACAGGTAACGTAGATGATTTAGTAGGTAACGCACCTGGTTCAGAAGCTAGTGGAACTGGAACTAATTTAACCATTGCAGATTTAAAAGGTAATATGTCTAGCAGTGATAAAAACGCATATAGCATTAATATGGGTGACTACGCTGATGGGGTAACTAATCCAGCAAACTCAGGACGTTCTACAAATGTCCCTTAATTTTATTAAATTTGTAAAAAACTAAATAATGGCAACAACTTACATAGTAATAGATATTCAAACGCAAACTTCTTTAGTAGATTTTAGTCAGATCAATACAACAAGTTCACAGACAATGAGACGAAATGTAGCTAACTCTCAAAGTATGCTTTCATACCAAGTAGAACCTAGCTTTATAACCAATGGAATTTTAGTTCCTGTATCTACCCTTAATCACGAAGAGGCCCTCGCGTTATTAGCTACTCCAGAGTGGACAGCACCAGAACCAGAAGAATAAAAAAATAATACAATGGCAACAATACCAACAGGAACAAAATTTCAAGGAATACCTACAAGTAATGATGATCTTAATAGAAGGTCTAGTCAAGCTAATGCTACGGCTCCAGTATATACTATTTCAGATATAAGAGCATCGGTTGAACCTGCTGTTCAAACTACAGGAACTGCAATTAGCTTTACACAAACTGAAATATACAATACTTCATCAGCACCTGCAACAGGAAACATCACTAATGATTTAACTGGCGCACAGTTAGGAATAGTTCAAAAAATTTATCACAATGCAGGCACAGGTCCTACTGTACCAGCAGGGTGGGTTTTAATAGGAAGTGGAACATATACCACATCAGCTTTGAATCTCATTTTTGCAGAATGGGCGGGTGGAACTAGAGTAGAGTATTGGATAGTATCTACATAATTTTGTATTATGTCCAGACACTACCACAGCCTTTTAAATGTTTTAACTTCGGCTGCATTTAGTTATGCTAAGAGTTCTTATCATCAAGATGAAGCTGATCCTACTCCTACAATTACAGGAACTCCAGGAGGTGTTTTTGTAGGTACTACTGGAACTATTTTTGTAGATAGTGGAACAAATACAGCAAGCTCTACAGGGCAGATTGATTTAAGCGCTTCTACTATAGATAGTCATATAATAACTTATACTGTTGGAGGTGTACAAGCAAACCAAACAGTAGGTATTACAGCTTCTCCATTCTTGGTTAATACCTATTCTATGGAATTTGATGGAACTAATTATGTTGCATTAGGTGGGCTGCCTTTCTTAAATAATCAAACAGCTATGACAGTAAGTGCTTGGGTTTATTGGGATGGCACAGTTATAAATCAGCGTATAATAATGGACAATGCAGATAATGCTGGTCATTTTGATTTTACATTAAATAATTTAGGAGGTAGTGTATCACCTATAGGGTTAATGGTAGGTATTAGAGCAAATTCATCATCTGTTGGATATGTTAGAACATCAGGAGAAGTATTTTATAAAAATGGTTGGCGTCATCTTGCATTTACTTATGATGGTACACAGTCAGGACACGTTGATAAAATTAAAATTTATTTAGATGGAGTAGCACAAACACTTTCCACAGGTGGAGGAACTAATCCAAGCCAATTATATAATAGTGATGGCAATGGTGTAATAGGAGCTTATATATATAGTGGAGGAACTACAGCAGAATGGGATGGCAAGATAGATGAAGTAGCCATTTGGAATACAGCACTTTCTTCAGATGCAGTTACAGAGATTTACAATGCTACTAACAACAACACAGGCAAGGCATTAGATTTAAGCACAGATACAGGAAATTATACAAATTCAAGTTCATTACAATACTGGAACAGATTAGGAGATTAAATTATGAGTACAAAATACATAGCAAGCAACTGGAGATTACCTAACCAAGAGAATAGTAGTAAGAATGATAACTATGGGCTAACCTTTGATGGGAGTGAGTATATAAATTGTGGCAATCCTACAGAATTACAATTTACAGATAGTTTTAGTATTTCAGGCTGGTTTAAAAGCTCAAGTTCAAGTTCAAGTGCAATAGTTTCTAAAGATGCTAATCTTTCTGGAAGGTGTTATTTAGTTCAATTAAATGCTTTATCTGCTGGAATATTAAG